CCTCATTTTTTCACGGCCGGATTTTTCTGGGTTGCGGTGGGTAGCCAGTCGCAGATTTACAACACGCCTGCGTGGCGGCGGGTACGTCTGGTGGTGCTCGAGCGGGACGGGCGTCTCTGTCAGATCCGCGGGCCGCGGTGTGAGCTGAGCGCCGGCCAGGTCGATCACATCGTCCGGCCGGAGGACGGCGGCGCCTGGTACGACGAGGCGAACCTTCGAGCGGCGTGTGGGACATGCAACCATGGACGCGGCGGCAGGGTGGGGGCGCACCGGACGAACGCGAGGTATGCGAAGAGGATTAAACCTTCTAAGGAATGGTAGCAACCAAGTAGAAGGATAGAAGGTTAATGAATGAATGGAAGAATAAGTAATAAAGGTGAAGGTGAATGAAGAGATATGGGTAATAACGCGAGCGAGCTCGGCCGGACGCTCGCCGAGCTGGACCGGATGGGCCGGTTGGAGAAGGTCGACGCGGCGCGGATGCAGATGGCGCGGTCGATGGCGCGGGCGCTGGACAAGGATCCGTCGAATGCGGCGTTGTGGCGGCAGTATCACGTGGTGGTCAAGGAGCTGATATCGGATGACGGCGACGGTTCCGTTGCTGACGCCCTCGAGGAGTTGTTCGCCGAGGTTCGCGACACGCCGCAGGCTTGAGCGGGAGACGTTCGGGGGCGAGCTCGCGAGGATCGCGGTGGCGTTGGGGCAGCCGTTCATGCCGTGGCAGCGCATGGTGGCGGATGTGGGTTGTGAGATTGACCCGGCGACGGGGGGTCCTGCGTATCGGCAGGTGGGATTGACGATTCATCGGCAGGCGGGGAAGACGACGCTGAATCTGGCATGGCAGCTGGATCGGGGGTTGTCGCCGCGGTGGGTGCATCCGCAGCGGTCGGCGTTCACCGCCCAGTCGGGGAAGGACGCGCGGGACAAGTGGCTCGACGAGCTGTATCCGTTGCTTGAGCGGTCGAAGGTCGCGCCGTTGATTGTGCAGATGACGCGGGGGATCGGCAACGAGTATGTGTCGTTCAAGACCGGGTCGCTGATCAGGTTGTTGTCGTCGTCGACGTCGTCGGGACATTCCAAGACGTTGCATCAGGCGGTGTTGGACGAGATCTGGCATGACACGGATGATCGGCGGGAGCAGGGATTGCGTCCGGCGATGGTTACGGTCGACGATGCGCAGCTGCTGTGGTGTTCGACGGCGGGGACCGCCGCCAGCACCGTCTATAACCGGAAGGTCGCGGCTGGGCGGTTGGCGGTGGCGGAGGATTCGGGGCACGGCATCGCGTACTTCGAGTGGTCCGCGCCGGATGATTGGGACCCCGCCGACGAGGAGTCGTATTTCTCGTTCATGCCGGCGTTGTGTCCAGCTCCGCCGTGCCGGTGTGGGGTGGCCGATGGGGGGTGGCGGCATACGGTGACGTTGGGTGTGTTGCGTTCTGAACGTCAGGACATGGATCCGACGGAGTATCGGCGGGCATATGGTAACCGGCCGTCGATGTCAGCGGATTTTGTGGTCCCGCCGGACGTGTGGGCCCGGGTCTGTGACCCGGCGGCGAAGCCCGGTGCGGGGTCGCGGTTCGGGTTGGATGTGGCGCAGGACCGATCGTCGGCGGCGATCGTCGCGACCGACGGCGCCGTGATCGAGCTGGTGGATCATCGTGAGGGGTTGGGGTGGGTGGTCGACCGCTGCAACGAGTTGACGTCTACGCACGGCGGTGTGGTGGCGTTGGACTTCGGTGGCCCTGCGGGCGTTTTGGCGGATTCGATCAAGAAATGCGAGCGGATGGCGGGCCGCGAGGTGGTGCAGGCGTGCGGGGCGATGTTCGACGCGATCGTCGAACGCAGAGTGAGGTTCCGCGCGTCGGATGTCGCGTCGGATCCGTTCACTACCGCGGTGATGGGCGCCGTGAAGAAGCCGGTTGGGGACAATTGGGTGTGGTCGCGGTCGGCGTCGGCGGGGGATGTGACGCCGTTGATGGCGGCGACGGTCGCGTTGGCTGCGGACGCTCCGGCCGCGTCGTCGGATATCTTCTAGTGCCATGCAACGATTGGTCGCAAGCGCGCTGCTCACCGCTGGCGTGTTGGTGCTGGCTGGCGTCGGTTGGGCGCTGGTGGTTGCAGGCGTGTTCGCGTGGCTGGCAGACGACCGTTCAGTGGCATGGCTATCGGATCGGTGGGATCAGGCGCAGGCAGCTTGGCGGCGGTTGGCGGGGGCGCCACGGCGGTCGTTGGCTGGCGGCGCGATGGGCGTCGGGCTAATCGCGCTCCCTGCAGGCGCGACTGCGGAGATCGGTGTGGCTGTCGGGGTGATGGTGTTCGGCGGCCTACTGATCGGCTTCAGTTTGCTGTCTGGTTGGGGCGCTTGACGTGGGCTGGTTGGACGGCACTCACGTCGCGAAGCAGATCACGTCGATCCCGGATGGGACGCAGAACTTCATCAACATCCCCGCGGTCGGCGCCCGCTCGAATCTGTCGGGGCTGGTTGAGCCGTCCGGGTCATATGGTGCGTTCGCCCGGAACGGCTACTCCCGCAACGAGCTTGTGTATGCGTGTATCGCGGAGAAGGCCCAGTCGCTGCCGCAGAGCGTCTTGCGGGTGTATCCGTTGGGCACGAACGACCCGATCGAAGGCCACCGGCTCCGCCAGCTGATTGAGACGCCGAACCCGTTGATGGGCGAGTTCGAGCTGTTCGAGATGTCCGTCACGTATCTGGATTTGGCGGGGATCACGTATCTGATGATCGAGCGGGCGCGGGACGGGCTGCCCGCGCAGTTGTGGCCGCTCAGGCCCGATCTCGTCGGCGTGTTGCCGTCTGCCAGGGACCCCAGGGTGTTTTCGTGGGTGTATCGGCCGGATCCCGAGAGACCCCACGTCCAGGTTGTGATCCCACGCTCGGACATGATCGCGGTCAGATATCCGAACCCCAACACCGACAATCCCGCCGACCGTTACTTTGGGCATCCGCCGTTGCGTCCAGCCGCCCGCGCAGTGTCGTTGGATAACGCGGCGACGGATTTCGTCGACCGGATGCTCCGCAACGACGCGACCCCGACGACGCTGGTGACCACCGCCGAGGAGATCAACCAGGAGCTGGTCGAGCGGCTGCGCGCGAAGTGGCGTGAGCGGTTCACCGGGTCGAACAGGGGGTCGCCGGCGTTTCTGCAGAAGGGGATGGACGTCAAGGTCCTGGGTCTCAATCTGAAGGACCTCGAGTTCCCCGATCTCCGCAGCGTGTCGGAGTCGCATATCTGCATGGTGTTCGGGGTCCCCCCGATTCTCGTCGGCGCGAAGGTCGGGTTGGACCGGTCGACGTTCGCGAACTACAAGGAAGCTCGCACGTCGTTCTGGGACGAAGCGTTAGCGTCGTTGCAGCGGCGGTTTCATAACGCGTTCTCACGGTTGGTGCCGGAGTTCACCGGCACCGGCCGGCAGCGGATACGCCTGCGGTGGGACAACAGCGAGGTCCGCGCGTTGCAAGAGGCTGAAACCGACCGGTGGGAACGCGCGACGAACGCGTTGGCCAGAGGTGGGATCACGATCAACGACTTCCGTGACACCGTCGGCCTGAAGCGTGTGTCGGGCGGCGATGTGTTCCTGGTCGGCGCGGGTGTGGTGCCGATGCCCGCCGACAACATCGCCGCGCCTGTCACCGGGGGTGACGGGGAGTCGGTGGCTTCGAGTATTACTCTGCTCGCAGCCGAGTTCGGCGTCGAGCTCACAGAAGGCGAAGTCGCCTTGTTGGCTGCCACCGGTATGGAGAGATGAACGCGTGAATCTCGAGATGCTCGCCAAGACCACCGCCCGCGAGCCTGAGTTGTTGCGTCTCGGCGCCGGCGGGGTCGTGCCGGTGCAGTGGGACACCGCCGAAAAAGCTGATCCGGGGACGTTGACGGGGTGGGCGGCGGTCTACAACGTCGTCGACCAGCAGGACGACATTTTGCAGCACGGCGCGTTGCGCAAAAGCCTGTCGGATTGGCGGTCCTCGAGCCGCGTCATCGGTCTGACGTTGGATCACAAGAACGACGCGGAAGGGTTGATCGGCGCGCTGGTCGACGCTGAGGACACGTCGTATGGGCTGCGTGCGACGTTCCGGTTTTCGTCGACGGCGAAGGCGCAGGAGGCTCGCACGAAGGCGCGTGAGGGGATCCTCAACGGCCTGTCGATCTGGGGACCAATCTTTGAGAAGGCGTTCCAGGACGTCGCCGGCAAAAGCGTGCGGGTGCTGAAGGAGGTTGGCCTGTGGTTCGTGGGGTTGACGCCGGTGCCCGCGAACGCGTCGGCGTTGGTGTTGAAGGCGGCGTCGCAGACATCGATGACGGCGGGCCTGCCGGACGAGTGGGTGGAGGATATGCGGTCGGCGTTGACGATCCGCGTGCCGACGGCGCGGAAGGCCGCCGTCGACCTGCTCGTGAAACACCAGTACGCCGCCGTGTTGGACCCGCCCGCCGCAGATTCGGAAGGTTCCTCGACTGGGGGAGACGAAGGAGAAGACGATTCGGGCGACGTCGGCAGCGAAGACGTCGCGACTAAGTATGCTCACGCATTGTCAATCATCGGCGAATCCGGGCCGGACATTCTTCCACCCGGCGGCGAGCCGAACGATTCACTCGCCGGACTGCTCTCATCGGTCGACGCGACCGATACGAAGTCCGCATTGGACGGCCTCGAGGCCGAACTGAGGAGTGAATCTCGTGACCACCACCCGCCAGAAGGATCTGGTCGATAAGTCGCTGCAGTGCATCACGTTGGCGCGGACCATCCAGGACCGCTACCCGGACATGACGAAGATCCCCGCCGACCACGCCCGCAAGATGCAGGAGCTGCTGTCTGAGGCGAAGCGGTTGAAGGGGCTCGCGGACATCGCCCGCGAGCAGGACGAGATGGAGTCGTGGGCGGTCACCCCCGACCAGGCCTCGTCCGTGTTGTCCGCGGAGAAGGCTGTCGCGGAGAAGGTCGACGGCGGCATCGTGTTCTCTGAGGCGTCGAAGCGTCGGGAGGTTGAGCTGTTCGCGAAGGCGTTGCGGACGTCGCGCGGCGCGTTCGACAACTGGGTCAACACGCTCGACATCGCGGAGAAGGCCATCCTTGTCGAGGACGCCACCGGCGAGGTTCTGGTCCCGCACGACATCGCCGGGCCGATCTTCAAGACGCTGCCGCACCTCGGTGTGTTCCGCGGCTCGCAGCCGACGGTCCGTCCGACCACGTCGAACAAGGTGGATCTGCGGTCGCTGACGGGTGCCACCGCCGGGTGGGGTCAGCTTGAGCTGACCGCCACGACCGTCGACGCGAACGTGGTGCCGAACACCCCGGTCGACGTGATCCAGGTGCATGACCTGACGGCGATGTCGCGTGTCGGCGTCGACGAGCTCGCGGACACCGACGCGAACCTGATCACGTTGATTCAGGACATCGTCGGTCAGAAGGCCGCCGAGATGGAGGACGACGCGTTCGCCGCGGGCAACGGCGTGTCGAAGCCGTGGGGTCTCGCAGCCCGCGCGACGTCGGCGGCGAACCAGATCACGCAGGCGGTGACCGGATCGAACGCGGCGCCGACGGGCGACGGGCTGAAGGCGTTGCAGTATCGGGTGTCAAGCCGGTACCGCGGCAACGGCGCCTACTTCGCCAGCAATGATGCGTCTGAGGCGATCACGCTGCTGAAGGACTCGACCAGCAACTACCTGTGGCAGCCGTCGATCCGAGCGGGTGAGCCGGACACGCTGTTCGGCAAACGCTTCTACACCCTCGAGGGGCTCCCCAGCATGGGCGCATCCGCCGCGGCGGTGGACCCGTCGGTGATCTACGGCGACCCGAGCCTCGGCTACATGATCGCGGACCGGCAGCGGATCACCGTGCAGCGGCTCGACGAGCGGTACGCCGAGCTGGGGTTGGTCGCGTTCCTGTTCCGGATGCGTGTCGGCGGCGACGTGATGCGCCCGGCGGCGTTCGCGAAGTACCTGCTGTAGCAGTACGGGTCCGACCCTGCGGGCGTAGATGGTTCCCCCTCCAATCCGCGCCCGGGGTCGGACCCCACATTGCCCATCCGTAGGGGAACCCGGAGGACAGTATGCGAATCACCACGAACGACCAGGTCAACGCCCGCACCGCCGACGGCCGCGTCTACTCCGCGATGGCCGGCGCCACAACTGACGTCGACGACGACGACGAGAACATGGTCGCGATGTTCCGCGACCTCGCCGCACGCGGGCTCGTCGGCATCGCAGGCGACGACGAAGACGTCGACGAGGAGTCCGAGCCCGTCGAGACAGCCGACGATGACGACACAGCGACGTCGTCCACGCCAGCGGAAGACGGATACGACGCCATCGCCAAGCCATACGGCAAGCCCGCCGATACTTACGACAACCGGTCGCTGGCGGACCTCCGCGAACTCGCTCGTGACCGTGGGCTGCCCGTGTCCGGCACGAAGGACGAGCTGATCACCCGACTCCGAGCCTGATCATGAAGGTGCTGTGGCACTCGGTGCATCCTGCGGTTGGCTCGGGTTACGGCCAGCAGACCGCCACGTTCACTCCCCGAATCAAGGCGTTGGGTCACGACGTCGCGATCTCCGCGTACTACGGGGTCCAGGGGTTCAAGATGTCGTGGCAGGGGATCACCTGCTACCCCGCCTACGCCAAGTCATATGGCAGCGACATCATCATCCCGCACGCGATGGACCATTTCGGCGGCGGGCCGGGCCATTCGTTCCGCGACGTCGCCGACAAAGGCGTGATCATCACGCTCGGCGACGTGTGGACGTTCGAGCAGCCGCTGCTCCGCGAGATGAACGTCGCGGCGTGGGTGCCAGTCGACCACGAGGAGGTCCCGCCGCCGGTGGCGGGCTGGTTCGAACGGACCGGGGCGGCGCCGATCGCGATGTCGCGGTTTGGCGAGAAGCTGTTGCGGGACGCGGGGATGGACCCGCTGTACGTCCCGCACGGGATCGACACGAACATCTTCCGGCCCGGCGACAAGGCGGAGGCCCGCGAACGCGCCGGCCTCCCGACGGACGCGTTCGTGGTCGCGATGGTCGCGGCGAACGTCGGCAAGGACGGGTCCCGGAAGGCGTTCTACGAGCAGATCGTCGCGTTCGGCGAGCTCCGCCGACGCCACTCCGACGCCGTGCTCGTGTTGCACACGGATGTGACGTCGCCGTATGGGGTCGACATCCGCCATCTGCTGTCGGACTTCCCCGACGGGTCGTACCACTTCACCGACCAGTACGCCTACAAGGTCGGGCTGCCCCCGACGGTGGTCGCGGATGTCTACCGTTCCGCTGACGTGTTGACGAACACGTCGTGGGGTGAGGGGTTCGGCATCCCGATCGTGGAGGCGCAGGCGTGCGGCACGCCAGTGGTGGTGACGGACACGACGGCGATGCCGGAGCTGTGCGGCGCCGGGTGGAAGGTCCCCGGCGAAGTCCTCTGGCACGACAGCCAAAGCGCGTGGGCGCGGCGGCCGTTGATCTCCGGGATCGTCGACGCCTATGAACAGGCCTACGAGTCGGCGCGGGATGAGGGGATGCGGTCGCGGGCGTGGGCGTTCGCGCAGGACTACGACGCCGACCGAGTGCTCGTCGAGTTCTGGAAGCCCGCGCTCGAGCGGCTCGAGGTCGCGTTGGAGATGCGACGGACCGACCCGCCGCCCGAACGGAAGCCTTCGGTGAGGGAGGCCGACGGGTTGCTGTGGCTCGACCGCGGACCCGGCTACAACGACCAGCTTGGCTTCTCCAGCCACGAATCGATACTCACGCCGATCATCGACGAACTACTGCCCGACGGCGGCGTGCTGCTCGACGTCGGCGCGCACGTCGGCCACTGGACCCTCCGCCTCGCCGGCAAGGCCAGCCATGTTCACGCCGTTGAGGCCAACCCTGACACCGCTGCGACGCTGCGCCGGAACCTCGCGATCAACGACATCACCAACGTGACAGTCCACGAAGTCGCGGCGTGGGACGAAGACACGACACTCGCACTCGACGACCCGAACCGTAAGAAGGAAGGCGGCTCGACCCGTACCGTCCCACCAGACGCACCCGGGCAGACAGTAGTCCCAGCACGATCCCTGGACAGCGTGTTGGCAGTCGACCGGATCGATCTGGTCAAGCTCGACGTCGAAGGCGCCGACCTCCACGCGCTGCGCGGCATGTCCGGCCTGCTCGCCGAACACCGGCCGGTGCTGCTCATCGAATGCCACGACGTCTACGGCTACTACACCCGCGGCGACCTCGAGCAGCTCCTCGCCGACCTCGACTACACATGGGAGGTCGTGCATACCGTGCCGACGTGGTGGCATCCCGACGGGGAACTGTCCGAACCCGCCGCCGCGGACTACCTTGCCTGTCGGCCAGCGCCGCGATGATCCTCAAAGGCACACCGGCGACCATCAGCGCGCAGTGGTTCGACGCTGACTCACCGGCCGACCCCGGCAGCGTGACCGTCATGGTCTCCCGCGCGGACGGCATAGTACTCGTCGCGTCCACCGCCGCGGCGGGGTCGAGCACGAATCCCCGCACGTTCGTGCTCACCACCACCCACACCGCCCAGGTCGACGTCCTCACTGCCGCCTGGGTGTCCGCGACGCATGGGACGGTGACCACCTACCACCCGATCGTCGGCGGGTTCTACGTCGATCTCAACACGCTGCGCAACTCGGGTCTCGCCGACGAGACCAAGTTCCCCGACGCGGCCCTGGCCGACGGCCGCTGGTGGTGGCACGATCTCGTCGACAACTACTGCACCCAATCGTTCGTCCCGAGCTACCGCCTCCAATCCCACTACCGCACGGTCGCGACCGACCCGTTGGTGCTCGACCGCCCCCACGTCCGCCAGATCTTGTCCGCCACGCTCGACGGCGCCGCGGTCGACACGTCGACGTGGACGCCATTGCGGTCCGGCGAAATCATCACCCCCTACGGCGTCAACCCGACCGTCGGCCCCGGGATGCTGCAGATCAGCTACGAGCACGGCCACGACTACCCCGACCGTGTCCTGTACGACGCCGGAATCATCGCCATCGCCGATCACGTGCAAGTAAAGCGGGCGGGCGGCGCGTCGCGGCAGATGATCATCTCGAATCAATACGGCACCGCTCGTCACTCCTACGCCGGCACCGGACGCGGCACCGGCATCCCCGACGTCGACGCGGTGTTGAATCGCCGCATCGGTGATATCTCGTTCTGAAAGGAAGCCCAGTGGCTGCGACGGTTTACATGTGCACTGACGGGTTCTACGGCGAGCACCGCGGCGAGCGGGTCCACGTCAAGCAGGGCGACGAGTATCCGGCGAACCACCCGTTGGTGCGGGCGCGGCCGGAGCGGTTCGCGGCGGCGGACACATTGGAGCAGAAGGCCGCGGCCCGCGCCGCCTTCGAATCCGAGTCGGAGTCTGCGTCGGAGGATGATTCGGCCGGCGAGGTCGAGCAGCCCGTCGACGAGGACAACGAGAGCTGATCGGTGGCCACGACCGTCGCGGCGGCCACGTCCGCGTTGAAGACGCTGGCGGTCGCAGCCTACGCGAGCGATGTGCAGGTGACGTTCACGCCGCCGCGGTTCGAGGACCCCAAGATCGTGTCGATCCTCGGTTGGCGCGACGCGCAGATCGACTTCGCAGAACTCGGCCGCGACTCGCCTGCGCTCGAGGAGACCTACGACATCGACGTGCTCATCAAGTACTTCTCGCCGGGCGCGAAGTATGAGGAGGTCGAGACGATTCATACGGCGGCGTGCGGCATGTTCTCGACGTTGACCGAGATCGTGCGTGACAACAGCAACTTGAGCGGCGCGCTCGGCGACGGTTTCGCGTTGGTCGCAGCGGTCGAGGGCGGCACCGGGGTCATCCCCGCGGTGCGAGGCGACCCCGACGCCGACCCATACGGTGTGAACCCGGCGGAGATCGAGGGCTATCAGATGCTGATTCCCTGCATCGTCCGCTGCACGTCGATCATGTGAGTCAGGGTTTGGTGTCGCCGTTGACGTAGGTCTGCACGGCAGCCTCGAAGATCGCTTGGAACGTCTGGTCGTCGTCGACCATTTTGCGTTTGGCGGCGCGGTGCAGGTCGGGGGGGAGTCGGACGGACAGGATCACGCGGTCATCGTCGCCCATGCGTCACCCCTCCAGCGCGGGTAGGACCTTGATCTTCTCGACCGTGAACTCAGCCGCCGTGGTCGACCCGCCGATCTGCGTGTCATAGTCGAACGACCCGACCACCGTCGCGTAGGCGGCGAAGTGATCGCCCTCCACGACGTCGCCGAGCTGGCTTTCCAACTGCTCATCGGTGAGGAAAGCGGTGTGGTCATACGACACGAAGCCGTACTCCTCACCTTCGGTGTCGCGGTCGCCGTCGACCCACGCGAGGAATTGGTCAGGGCCGGTCATCGAGTCGAACTGGAAGACCTCGCCGAACAGCAGCATCTTCTCACCTACGTGGGCGTCGGGATCGCGGACGACCTTGGCGAACTCGCGGGCCGTGAGATCCTCATAGTCAGCCTTGACGAACTTGTTTCTCTCAACGGCATCCTCGGCTTCTTCAAGCGCCTGCTCAAAATTGTCCTCGGCCTCTTCGACTGCGGCGGCGGTATCCGGCTCGGGCTCATCGACCGGTTCGGCGGGTTCGGCTGCGGGCTCCGCCGGCTCAGGCGTGGTGTCCGCTGCGGGGTCAGCAGAACCGGCGAAGACGACGACGATGGCGGCGAGGACGAGAACGAAGGTCCACAGCGGGTGACGGAGGAACCAGCTGCGCCGTTTGGGTGTCTGTTCGGGTTGGGTTTGTAGGGTGGTCATGATCATCAGGTCCTGTCTGGTGGTTCATGGCTCCGGGGAGTGATGCCCGCTCCGCCGGGGCCGCTTGTTTGTCGGTCACCACCCAATATGACACCGTGGACCCGTGGTGTCAATAGAGGTGGGGATCGGTGCCGTCGGATGTCAGCAGCGTGTCAGTAGGATGCCGCCAACGATCTGCGTCTAACTGGGAGCTGTGAGCATGGCCGTCGGTCAAGGGTTGCGGACGCTGCTGGCGGCCGGTGTCGAAACGACGTGGGGCACGCCGGTGCCGGTGACCCGCCGGTTCCCGTTCCTCGCCGGCGAGACGCTGCGGTTGCAGAAGAACATCATCACCGCCGACTCGATCACGGGCGGGCCGGTGACGTTCCGTCACGGCGCCGACCGGCGGATCAGCTCGCGCACGTCCAACGGTGACATCCCCATGGCGCTCGGCAAACAGGGGATGGGGATCTGGTTCAACCACGCGCTCGGCGGCACGTCGACGGTCGTGCAGCAGGGTGCGACGCCGGCGTGGTTGCAGACCCACCAGACCGGCACGCTCACGAACAAGGGCATCACCATCCAGAAGGTAATCCGCGACGGCGCCGGCACCGTCGTCAAGGGCTTCGTACTGGAGGGCTGCAAGATCCCCCAATGGTCGCTGTCGGTCGCGGTTGGTGAGGTGCCCAGGTTGACCGTGTCGGTCGACGCGGAGAACATGGTGTCGGGCGGGTCGACGGCCGTGATCGAGGGGCTCGGCGAACCCGTCCGTGGGGTGTTCACGTTCCAGGACGGCGCGATCACGATCGCGGGGACGCCGGTCGCGCAGGTCCTGTCGACCGAGGTGACGGGCACGAACCCGTTGGACGTCGAAGCGTACTTCCTGGGATCGACGGGGTTGAAGGGCGAGCCGGAGCTGAACGACTTCCGGTCCGCCGGCGGCACGTTGACCGCGCGGTTCCTCACCGCCACCTTGCATGACCTGTTCGAGGCCGACACCGGTGTCAACCTGATCCTGAACTTCACTGGGTCGGTGATCTCTGGGTCGTTCTTCGAGGAGGTCGAGATCACGATCCCCGAGATCCGGTTCGACGGGGAAACCCCTGCGGTCGGCGGTGTCGGCCCGGTCGAGATGACGCACCCGTTCACCGGGTTCTACGACGGCACGAACAACCCGATAAAGATCGAGTACATGTCCCGCGACACGACGGTGTGGTGATGGCCACGTTCGCGTCGCGTGCGCCGCTGCGCATGCAGGTCGACACCCGCGAGATCCAGCGGGGTCTGCGGGAATTCAACCGGGATCTGGAGAAACGCACCCGCAAGAAGATGCGGGATCTGGCCAGGACGGTCCGCGACGACGCGCGCCGGCCGATGCCGCGCGGCCCCACGAAGGGCGGGCACGCCACGTCGGCGATCCGCTCGGGCGCCGACGGGATCATCCCCTACGTGTCCCGCCACCAGGACGACCGCTGGTCGTACGTGCCGTGGCTGGACCACGGCGGCCGGCGGCCTCGCGACACCGAGGCGCGGCCGTTCATCCGCGAGGGCCGCTACTTCTTCCCGGCTGTGCGTCGCGCCCGCCGTCGCGTCATCCGCGACATGGACACCGTCATCGATCAGGCCGTCGCCACGGCACGCCTCGGATAGGAGCCGATCTTGAGCGACACGATGGACTACCCCGACGTCGACATCGACGCCGATGGGACGCAGCTCAACGGCGCCGCCCCCGAACCTGCCGATGAGGATGTCGATTCGCAGCCGGTGTGGTGGATCCGCTGGAAGTCCCGGACGGTCCGCGTCGACCTGCGTGACTTCACCGCGTTGGACTACCTGAGGTTCGAGCAGACCACCGGGTTGGATCTGTGGCGCAGCGTCGGCGACGGGAAGCTGCCCGGGTTCGCGGGGATGCTGTGGCTGGCGTTGCGCCGCGTCGAGCCCAAGACCCGCTATGTCGACGTCGCCGCGGAGGTCCGCGTCCGCGACGTGCTCGACAAACCGCCCGCCGACGAGGACGGCGCCGCCCCGGAAGCCTGAGGCGGCGGCTGCGGCCGATGCTGCCGCTGATCCGCCGCGTCTACGGATACGCGCCGTGGGAGCTCGAGGAACACATGTGGCTGTCTGAGGTCGAGGGGCTCCTCGAAGACCTCGACCAGCTTGAGCAGACGGCCGCAGCGTCGCAGGAACCGGAGGAGGACATTCGCCCGGTCGACGTCGACCCCCAAGAGCTGACCGCGTTCCTCACCCGGTTCGACCAGCGTCGCAGGCACCGGGTGGCGCGGCGGACGAAAGGCAGCTGAGTGGCCCGCCCGATCAAGGTCAAGTTCGTCGAGGAGGGCCTTGACGACCTCAAGAAGGGCGCCGACAACTGGGCCGACGAGATGAAGGGCCTCGGCGCGAAGGCCGCCGCCGGGTTCGGCGCCGCGTGGGTCGCCGCTAAGGTCGGCGAGCAGATCAGCCAGGCGCTGAACATCGACGCCGGCGTTGACAAGCTGCAGGCCCGCCTGGGGTTGACGTCGCGGGAGGCCGGCAAGCTCGGCAAGCTCGCGGGCGACACGTACTCCAACGCGTGGGGCGAGTCGCTTGAGGAGGTCCAGGGCTTCTATTCGGCGACGATGAAGGCGTTCCCGGACCTGACCGACAAGGCGTTGAAGAAGGTCACGGAGTCGGCGGCGACCACGGCGGACGTGTGGGACCAGGATTTCAACGAGATCGTGCGGGTCGCGCAGCAGCTGCTGACAAACGGGTTGGCGCCGGACGCGAAGACCGCGATGGATCAGGTCGCGACGGCGTTGCAGAAGACGAAGGGGCCGACCGACGAGGTCATTCAAGCGTTGGACGAGTACTCGAACCATTTCGCGCAGGTCGGGTTGGACGGCTCGAACATTCTGGGGGCGTTGACCAGCAAGTGGGCGACGAACCAGTACGCGATCGACAAGGTCGGCGACGCGGTCAAGGAACTGGGGATCCGCACGCTCGACGGTTCGGAGCTGACGAAGGAGGGGTTGAAGGCCATCGGGTTGAACGTCGGCGAGGTCGAGGCGGCGTTCGCGAAGGGCGGCGAGACCGCTGGGAAGATGACCAAGCGGATCATCGAGGGGATCCTAGGGATCGAGGACCCAGCGGAGCGCGCCCGCGCTGGTGTGGCGTTGATGGGCACGCCGTTCGAGGACCTCGGCAAGAACGCTGTCCCGATCCTGAAGGACGTCGTCGAGGGTCAGAAGGAGCTGACCGACACGGTCAAGGTCGGGAACAAGGCGTATGACAACGCGCAGACCAAGATCGAGACGTGGCGCCGCAAGGGGCTGATGAAGCTGACCGAGTATGTCGGCGGCACTGTCATCCCGGTCATCGAGGAGGATCTGATCCCGGCGTTCGAGGATTTCTTCGCCACCCTCGACGTGGGCCGCAAGAAGCACATCCCCGACCACGCGGACGCGGTCACGAAGTTCATCGGCGTGCGAGTGCCGGAGGGCGTCGACGAGGGCAGCGACGCCTGGCGCCGCTACCGCCGCATCCTGAACCAGCAGCTCGACGACGGCGTGGGAGACGTCGCCGATTTTCACCGGCTCGTCAGCAACAAGACGCTGACGTGGGGTGAGAAGTTCGGGATCATCTGGCGGGACATCTGGGCCGAGAACACGAAGACCGAGCAGCGGAACCTCAACCGGATGACCGGCATCGGCGACGCGTTCCAGGCCGCGCAGCGCGGCGACTGGCGCACGTTCGGCGGCGCCTTGAAGCGGGTTTGGAGTGGCGTGTGGCCGGACATGGCGGCGGCGTCGAGCAGCGGGATGGCCACGATTCGGACGCGGATGATCGCGGGGCTCGACAGGATCCGCAGGAACGTGATCAACCCGCTGATCAGCCTGTGGAACCGCGTGTCGAAGCCGTTCGGCGGGCCGACGCTGTCGCCGTTGGGGCGGACGTCGGGTGGGAACACGACGGGTGCTCGCAGCACGCGGGATCAGGAGTTCGCCGAAGGCGGCAAGGTCGGCGGCCAGGGGATGGGCGACACGGTCCGGGCGTGGTTGACGCCCGGCGAGTTCGTGCTGTCCCGTAAGGCGGTCGACCGGATCGGCGTCGCCACGCTGGAGAAGCTGAATCGCTGGGGGCGCGAGCCGCCGACCGGCGGGGACCCGGCGCGCCGCTACGCGGACGGCGGGTGGGTGTGGGCGCCGAAGTACGCCGCGGGCGGCCCGATCGCGGTCGCCAACTTCGCCCGCCAGTACGACGGCAACAGCTACCGGTGGGGCGGCGTCGGCCCGAACTTCGACTGCTCCGGTTGGGTCAGCGCGCTGCTTAATGTGTGGGAGGGCAAGCCGCCGTTCTTCCGCCGCCGGTTCACGACCTCCTCGATTTCAGCGGGCAACGGCGTCGTCGCCGGCCTGGCGCCGCGTCGGGGGAACTTCAACATCGGGTCGTATGTCGGCAACCCTGGGCATATGGCGGCGACGGTCGACGGGACGAATGCTGAGGCCGGCGGGGGGCACGGCACGAGCGCGTGGGGGCCGCCCGCTGACGGCGCGTTCGATTCGCGGTTCAACCGCAAGTGGCACGCGTCGGGCAGCGCGTTCGATTTCGCCGCGATGATCCGCAAGGCGATCGACCGGATCATCGACCGGATCGGCGGCGACAGTTTCATGGACCGGTTGGGCCGGGCGATGGCGCGGACGGCGAGCACGGCGATGCTCGACCGGGTCGGGTCGTTCGCGGAGGGCACTCCGTACGTGTCCCGCGGCGGGCTCGCCAGGGTGCATCGTGGCGAGTCGATCATCCCCGCTGGCGGCATCACCGTGCAGGTATTCATCGGCGACGACGAGGTCATCGACAAGAAGGTGAATGTGATCATCGACCGGCGCGAGGACCGCGAGGACACCAGGTTGCGGATGGGCGGAGGCCGCTAGTGGCGACCATTGTGACCGTCACGATCGACCGGGTCGTCTTCTTACACAAGGTCTCCGACCTGAGCGTCTACTTGAAGTTGAAGGGCCGCCAGCTCGGCGAGGCCACATCGGGGACAGCGGAAGAGCGGTTGTACGGCCGCGGCAATGTGCGCAGCCGGTCCGCGCCCGGGATACTGCGCACTCTGGACCTCATGTTCGACCATGTGGTGCGCGCCGACCGGGAGACGCTGACGAATGGCGACAACACCGGCTGGGTGGACACCAACGAGTTCCTGATGCTGCGTGACCCCCGTGGGCGGGTCGTGTACGGATCGTTCAAGGGCAAGTCGCTGCAGGTCACCGAGTACCCGGCGGTTGACCTGTCATCGATCACCGCCACGTTCGCTGTGGTGACGCCGCCGCCGGCTCTGACGGTGACGGTCTAGCCGTGTTGTCGCATGCGGAGCGGGTCGCCCTGTTGGAGGCGCCGCACCTCGAGCTGGTGTCGCTGCGCTGCGACCTGTTGGACATCGACGGGACGGTGCTCGACGAGTTCGGCGACCAGATCTCCGCCATGTCGATCAGCTACGCCAGGTCGGAGCCGATCAACCGTTCGATCACGATGACCACCACCAGAGAGTTGCATTGGGGCCGCCACCGGGTCGCGCCGTATATCACGATCCGGTCGTCAAGCGGGTTGATGGACGAGGACATTCCTCTTGGGGTGTTCGCTACCACTAGGGCGCCGCGGAACCGCGACGCCGATCCGAGGGAGTTTCAGGTGACGGGGTTCGATCTGTTGTATCTGATCGACTGGCCGTTGATCGCTCCGTTCACCGCCAGGGCGGGGACGACGACGGTGCTCGAGTATGTCGAGCAACTGATCAACTCGCGGGGCGTGTCCGACGTGCGGTTGGACCCGGCGCGGAACGCGGATCTGCTGGCCGAGTCGCGGACGTGGGTGTTCACCGAGCAGCTGTCCACGTTGGATGTGATCAACGACCTGTTGGGCAACGTCGGCTACGACACCCTGTCCATGTCGACGACGGGGGTGGCGGTGGCCGGCCCGATCATCAATTGTGGGCAGCGGCCGTCGTCGTGGACGTACGACGCGGACTCGCCCACGAGCAGTGTGGTGGTGGGCGCGGGCGATTACGACGACGACTGCACCAGCACGCCGAACCATTGGACGTTCTACATCGACGAGGTGGATCGGGCGACGCCGATCTCGGAGGGCGACGGGATCTACACCGTGCAGAACGACAGCGAGGGGCCGTGTTCGATCGTGGAGCGGGGCGGAGTGTTCCCTGCTGAGCCGGTGCGGGTCGAAGCGTTGACGCAGGCGGATCTTGTCGCGCAGGGCGACAAGATCGTCGCGGAAACCATGCATGCGCAGCAACGGTTGACGTTGGAGACGGATCTGTGTCCGTATCACGATCACCGTGACGTGGTGCACGTGACCGATTCGCATTTGGGGATCGACGCGAGGTTCTTAACGGACGAGTGGACGATGGACGTGTTCGCGATGACGATGAACCACACGCTCGTCAAGACTGTCGGCCACGGCGGCCACTGAAAAGGTGCCAGGGCCTCATCACCCTGAGATTCGACCGGCGTTCATACGGCGCGTCCGCCTCAGCCAAGTCATCGAGTCTCGTCGGGAGCCGCCCGGCGTTAGCCAGCGCGTCCGCTGGTTACCTAGACGACGGCTGCCTCGGGTGATGAGACCCCGGATGCCCCACGCTACCAGGTTGGCGCTCGCATGGGTGCCGCGCTGGGATACTGCTGCCAGGCTACTGACAGAGGAGCGCGCGTTGTGAGGAGGAGTCGTCGGGAGCGGGTCGCGGCTATCTCGCGCAAGCAGATCGCCCGCACCGAGGGGCAGCGGGTGGTGCATGGGATCGTGACGGCGATCGACGCGGACCAGGTGCCGGCGACGACGGTGGCGGTGGGTCCGGCGGCGCATCCGGCGTGGTCGAACGACACGGTCGAATATGCGGTGGGCGACAAGGTCAGCTTGGCGTTCAACGGGCGGTCGTACACGATCGTCGGCCGGATCGATCCGGCGCACACCGGCGTCGTCGCGGCGGCGGGTGCGATGGTGCACATCGGCACGGCCACGGGCGGCACGGACAACCTGATCGTGTCGAGCATCCCGGGGACGTACCGGCATCTGCGGCTGTTGGGGCAACTCAACCACAACCAGGGCGCCGCGTTCGTGACCGTCCGGATCCGGCTGAACGCGATCACCAGCGCGAACTACTTCGGGATCCGCTCGTCGATCGTCGCGTCGGGCGGCGTCGGGTTGATCGATCAGCACATCACTGGGCAGGTGGCGTGGGAGTTCGACGTGGGCAACGCGGGGTCGACGTTCGAGATGCTGATCCCGAACTACGCCGCGTCCGGGTTGATCAAGGGCGTGCGGATCGACTCGTATGCGCGGATCGGGGCCGGCGCCGCGAGCAACAAGATCATCACGGTCGGGGGGTACATCGACACGTTGACGGATCCGGTGACGGATGTGCGGGCGTTCCTGCCGGTCGGCTTGTGGCTGTCGGGTTCGAGCTTGTCGGTCTACGGCGTCACATGACCCGATAATCCGCCCATGGCCAGTAACGTCGTTCTCGTCACCGGTACCACGACGCCGTTGCAGTACGCGTCGCAGCGCAAGCTCGACCGCACCGTCAGCTTCGGCACGAACGTGCTGTGGATGTGCGTCCTGTGGGACTCCGACGACACACTCCGGTTCTACTGGTCGAGTAACAACGGCACGTCGTGGACGGAGGACACCGCCGTCCGCATCTCCAACGTCGACGTCGCCAGTGGCGCGAGCATGCGGATGGACACCGGCAAGGGCATCCAGAACGAATGCCTGTGGGTCACCTATGTGACGCTGTCGGATTTCAAGTTGCGGATGCGCCGCGGCGTGTTCGACTCGACACCCACCACGTTGCGGTGGTCGGACGTCGACACCGACGGCGACAAGACGAGGGTGATCGCGGAAGCCGCCAACTCGCTGCACGCCGACGTCGACGTGTGCTCCGGCGTCGAGGGCGTGCACTTCTTCTACATGTCCGTCGCGTCGAAGAACGTCTATTGGCGGTACACGAAGCATTCGGCGTCGAACAACCGGAGTTTCACGTCGGGTCCGCAGACGCTGGTGCAGGGCGGCTCGTCGTTCAATAGCTGGCCGACCGGCGCCGTGCGCCACTCGGGCAACGACAACCAGTTCCTGAACGGGGATGTGTATCTGGCGTATGCGTCGCTCAGTCCGGAGGCGACGGAGCGGCACAAGATGATCCGGATCCCCGCGAAGGGGATCGGGTCGTATGACGGGATCGGCACGAAGCGGCCGATGGCGAACGACGACGGGGTCGCCGGGTTGATCTCGAGCTGTTTCGACGGCGACTTCTTCTGCGCGGCGGTGGTCCCCGACGACGCGCCGACGACGATTCTGATGCACGAGATGAACGCGGCGGACAACGCCCGCCAAACGAGGACGCCGCCCGCGCCCGGGTTGGGCAACATCATCGCTTTGACGATCAGTTGGGATTACGCGACGTATGACCCGTACATCGTCGCGGCGGGCGCGACGACGGGGTTCCCGTGGTACACGTTCTTCGACCGCAGCGCGGGGACGTGGGCGTCGTGGGTGCAGATCAACTCGGACGTCGTGTCGGGCAACTCGCTGACGGCGCGGCCGGGCAGCTACAAGATGAAGAAGATCGAGTTCGCCTACTCGATTGTCTCGGCGGGCAACCGGCAGGTCCGCTTCGAAAGCCTGACGATCGGGAACACGCCGCCGTCCGCGCCGATGTGGATGACCCTGTCCGGGCCGATCGACCAGTCGATCCCCACCCCAATGCAGCTCGAGCACTTTGACGCTGACGGCGACCCGCTGACCGCGATCAAGCTGCGCCGGCAGGTCAACGGCGGCGCGATCCAGTACTACACCGGGTCCGCGTGGCAGGCCGGCGAGACGAGCTTCGCGAACACCGACGGGATGTTCGAGCTGTCGGCGGCGAACAACGGCATCGACCTGGATGTGACCGTGTACACGGCGGCCACGTCGGACGGGATCGTGTTCGGGCCGTACAGCGAGGCGCTCACGCTGGTCGGGTCGACGCCGGTGAACCCGGTGATGGACGAACCTGACGACCTCGACACCGTCACCGCCGGGCTGGTGACGGTGCAGTGGACGGTGACGGAGCAGACCGCCTACCGCATCCGCATTCTCAACGCGACGAACGAGGAGTTGTATTCGACGGGGATCGTCGCCGACACCGACACCCGCGAACTCGTCGTCGCGTTCCAGCTGTCGGATGCGACGACCTATAAGGCGGAGCTGATCACCTACAACTTTGAGGGGATCGCGTCGGCGGCGGACACGAACCAGTTCACCACCAGCTGGGCGCTGCCCGCGACCCCCACCTACGTCGCGACGGTCGACGTGGATGCGGGTGCCGTCAGCCTGGCGGTGACGAACCCTGGTGGCGGCGCCGCCGCGACCACCAGCAACCGGATCTACCGGGCGGTCAACGCCGACCTCGTCGACCCCGACGACCTCGGCGAGTACCGGCTGATCGGGGTGGACGAGCCGGTGAACGTCACGTTCGTGGATTATCCGCCGTCGGGTGTGGCGGTGCGCTACAGGGTGGTGGCGGTGTCCGCGACCTACACGACCGCGCTCGGCGCCTGACCCGCCTTTGATCCTGGCCTGGCTGCGTGAGCAGCCATATCGTCATGGTGAGCGGCGGCACCCCCAACATGGCGGTTACCCGCCCCTGGGGTGATACGCCGACGGTGAGCAGCCATGCGGCGGCGGCGAGCAACACGGGGACGGCCACCCACACCACCAACCGACGCTTACTCACCATGTCTCCATGTCGAGCTCCGTGGCCTCCTCCCGCAACCGTTTCTCCCACAGGTCGTATCCCTCCGGATGGAACTCGAAAGAGCAACGCCGCAACTCCAAGAAGATGCCGTCGTGGGGGCCGCGGCTTTTCGCCCACCTCATTAGTCGTTCCGTCTGCCAGTAGTTCAACGTCCGATCTTCAACGACGGTGGGTTGGTCGGCGGCGATGATCGCGTCGACTTCCGCGTCGGTCATCGGGACCTTCGGGTCGCTGGTCATGGGGTTCTCCAGTACTTCGCCGCCGCCGTCATCGCCGTCTTGTGATGCGCTCGACAAGAACCCGCCACAGCGGTTGCGTTTCTTCCCGGACTCGAAGCGCCTGCCAGAGAAGGTGACGCGCGAGGTAGAGCGCTTGGTCTCGCCGCATCAGGAACACTGCGCTGAGCTGGCCGGACTCGTCGCACAGTTGGCCACGCAGCACCACGGCGACGGCGTCGCTGACCGACCCGTCCGTCATTTCGAGCTGTCGACCGGTCGCTGTGGTGACCTCGCGGACGCTCACGGCGCGTTTGATGTCCCATGCTTCGTTGCTTGCGAGCCACCCGAATCGGTGATGCTGATAGGTGTCAGGCATCACCAACCTCCTCGTCGAGTAGCTCATCGACGGTCGCCCCGTCTGCCCCGTCGTCGTCCAGTTCGGGGTGGTCGATGAAAGCCCAGGCGTCGGCGCTGTCCAAGACGCGGACGGTTGCCCACCAGATGGCCGCCAACCCTCCCGCCGCGACGGCCACCGCTGCTAATTTGCTCATTGTCGACACCTCCAACGTGTCGGCCGGCCCCCGGCAGCCCTTCACTGCGCGGGGGCACCAGTCTCCAGGTTGTCGATCACGCGACTGACGGCGCGCAGTTTCGCGACGAAGTCCAATACGTCGGCGTGTTCCCACAGGACGAGACCGGCGTAGTCGGCGACGATGATGACGCCTTTGTCGACCTTGACGACGTTCACGGCCTGCCCTTCGCTTCGGCGCGGCCGAGTTCGGTGACCGTGTAGTAGCGGCGCGGCGGACGCTTCCCCCGCTGCTCCTCCCACCCATCCGCCAGCCATCCCGCGTTGAGCATGCGGTGCAGGATCGGGTACAGCGTGCCGCTGCGCACCCCGGTCGCCTTCCAGAGTTCGTAGCCGTAGTGGCGCGCGTCGGGGTCCGCGAGCAGTGCCATCAGGACTCGCCGTTGCGCCTCAGTCCTCCGCATCCCTCCACTCTACATAGGTAGAGCGCGAGAGTCCAGTGGCCGCCGTCCACGCCACCGCCGAATGTCAGCAGCATGTCAGTAGGATGCCGTCGACCCCATCGAGAACCGGGAGCGCCAATGTCAGACGAGCCATCAGACCAAGCCGTCAAGGTCGAACCAGCTGGTGACAAGTCCACCGTGACCGGCGCGGACGAGCAGCCAGAGAACGAGCAACCGGAGGACGACGCGTAATGGCGAACTTTGTTTTTAATATTGCGAAAGGACGCGTGGCCGAGCTGTACAACCGGGTCGACACGAACGATCCCACGAACGCGCAGCTCATCGTCCTCGCGATCAACACCACTGCGACCGACGCGACGCTGATGGACCTCGCCACTGTCGCGGCGATTGAGGCGGACGCGAACACCGCCGAGGTCACGAACGCCAACTATGCGCGGAAACTGTTGGTCGACACCGACCTGGGGCTGATGACGGTCGACAACACCAACGACCGGATGCCGCTGGACCTGCCCGACCAGACGTGGACGTCGGTGGCGGTTGGCACCGCGTGGACCGACCTGATCATCGCCTATGACTCCGACAGCACCGCGGGCACCGACGCGAACGTCACCCCGCTGACCTGCCACGATTTTGCAGTGACGCCTAACGGCGGAAATATTACTGCGCAGATCAACGACTTCTACCGCGCTTCGTAAGGCATCGGATGCGGTTGTCGCGGCGGGAGTTTCTCGGCCGGTCGTGGCCGGTCGTCGTCGCGTTGCCGCATGTGTTCGCGCAGCGCGTGCGGCCGAAGAACCAATCGAAGACGCTGACATTCGCGGTGGAGTCGGACATGTCGAACATCACGGGTGTCCTCGGGTTCGACCCGCCGTCGGCTGACACGTATTGGGTTGAGGGCGTCCAGACCGACCCGGCGAAGTTCGGCGTCGAGGACGGCCGCCCGTATTACGACACGGTCGCGGTCGACGGCGGCGAGGCGGCTGTGTTCACCGGCAATGGCGCCAACCCCTACGTGGAGTTCCCCTGATGGTCCGTTACAACCTTGAGACCGGCATCGCCGGCGTCCAGTATGTCAGAGTCTCCGGTGGCAATGACACCAACGACGGGTTGACGTGGGGGTCGGCGAAGGCGACGATCCAAGCGGCCGTCGACGCGCTGCCCACCACGCCCTCTGGGGCGGACGGCGGCGTCGTGGCGTTGTCGCAGGGCATCCACACACCCGCCGCGCCCGTGGTGATCGCCAAGGCCGGGGTGTACATCGTCGGCGCCGCGGGGAACCGCGCGTCACGCATCAGCGTCGGCGCGGGGGTCGGCACCGGCCGCGCCGCGCTCGAGTGGAAAGGCAACTTCGGGTCCGGCGGCGCAAAAAACGTCAAGCTCATCTCGACGTCGACGTCGACGCATCACATGGGGATCCTGGTCGAGCAGTGCGAGGCGTTGACGTTCGACGACGTGTGGTTCCAAAGCTTCGGGTTCGGGCTGTCGCCGGCGACGAACGCGAACATGGTGACCGGCCCTTGTGCGATGCAGATCCGCGGGATCTCGTCGACGAACTCTGATTGGCATCAGATGTTCGGGTTGCACATGTTCAACTGCTACCGCGGGCTCGTGTTACCTGGCGGCGGGACGAACAGCAAGTGGATCGGCGGGGTCTGCCGCGACGTTTTGCGCGAGGGGTTCTACGCGCGGAAGCAGACGGCGACGGCGGGCGGTTGGACGGGGTCGGGGACGATCAACTCGGCGCGGTCCTGGGTCACCGACGTCTATTTCAAAGCCAGCTTTGCGCAGAACGCGAACTATCTGATTCGGATGGAGGTGGACGCGTCGGCGTCGTCGCCGCGGATCGGCTGCCGGTTCACGGACTGCGAGACTGAGATCGTCAACAGCGGCGGCTCGCAGTGGGGGCATCACATCTACTGCGACGCAGAAAGCGTCGATTTCAAGGGCCACGATTTCACCGGCGGCCAGGCCAACGGGACCCCGGATGCGCCGCACGCGATCTTCTTCGGGCCGCAGGGGTCGAACAACTCGGTTGGCCCGTACACGGTGTCAGCGCAGGGTGGCGGCACGCCCTATATGGCGCGGAACACCGCCGCGACCGGCCTGTCGATTTGGCAGCCGTCCGACTACACCGGCACAGCGACCGTCGAATAGATGGCGACGTGGTTGGAGACCGACGGGACGGCGGGGATCGCGTCCTGCCCGGATTCGGCGGGTCTGTCGATCGTCGGCGATATCGACTTGCGGATCCTCGCGAAGGTGCCGGACTGGTCACCGGCGGTGGCGTACATGTTCATGTGCAAGCGGCATTCGTCGGCCGCTGCTACCGGCGAGTGGCAGTGGAGCAACGATGCGGCCGCCAGGCTGTCCCGCTGGCGGTGGTTCCCCGACGACACCAGTATCACGAACGTGTCCGGGACGTTTGGTGGCGCTGCGGCTGACGGCGATTGGTTGGCGCATCGCGTGTTCTTCGACGTCGACGATGGCTCCGGCAACCGCGTGATCACCTGGCAGTACAAGATCGCGAGCGGCCCCGGCGACGACATCGCGTCGAGCACCGGGTGGACGAACGCGGGGACGCCGAACACCACGGCGGGCACGACGACCATCCGCGGGACCGCCGCGAACCTGGTGGAGATCGGGTCGCAGAACACGCAGACGACGAGCCTGATGCCGGCTGGCGGGGCGGTCGCCAAGGCGCTGATCCTGAACGGCATCGCTGGGACTACGGTGGGGTCGCCCGACTTCACCGCGCTGACCGCCGGGCAGACGTCGTACACGGACGCGCAGGGCAATGTGTGGACGTTCGCGGGCGGCGTGACGATCAGCGGCACGCCGGACGCGGCGGGGATTCTCGTGGGGATCGGATTCTGACGTGGCGACGTGGCTGCACGGCGACGGCACCGGCGCGATCGCGACCACCCCCGACTCCGCGGGCCTGTCGATCACCGGCGACCTGGACCTGCGCATTAGGGCGCGGGCCGACGATTGGTCGCCTTCCCCTAACCCGCAGTGGCTCATTGCGAAACGCCATGCTGCGAGCGGGACCGCCACGGGCGAGTGGCAGTGGGGCATCGAGGACGATGCCCAAACCGGGACGCAGATGTCGCGGTTCCGGTGGTACAACGCGGCGTCGGCCACGTTCACGACTGTCACCACGACCCGCCACCCCGGAGTCGACGGTCAGTGGCTGTCGTTGCGCGTCACGATCGACGTGGATGACGGCGCCGGCGGGAAGGTCGTGGCGTTCTACTACTCGACGATGGAGGATCTGTCGGCGGCGAACTGGACGGTGTGGGGGCAGTTCACGTCGGCGGGGACCACCGACATCCGCGGCAACGTCGCGACGCTGGTTGAGATCGGGTCGGCGCAGAGCGGCGCCGACTGGCCGTTCGTTGGCGACGTCGCGAAGGCGCAGATCCGCAGCGGGATCGACGGAACGCTGGTGGCGTCGCCGGATTTCACGCAGCTCGTGGGCAGCCAGACCAGCTACACGGATGCGCAGGGGAATGTGTGGACGTTCGGCGCTGGCGCGTCGGTGAACGGGTCGCCGGACGCGACGGGGTTCACGCTCGGCCTCGGGTTCTGACCCATGGGATATCCGTCGGTTGCCGCGTTCGGGGCGGTCCACGCGACCAACTCCGACGCCACCGCGAAGACGGTCGAGGTGCCCGCGCACGCGGCTGGCGACCGGCTGGTGTTGGTGTGCGGGTGGGACGGCGCGCCGACGGTGTCGCCCGCCGCGGTGGACGGCCAGTCGTGGGTGCAGGTGCTGTCAGCCGCGAACGGCACCGCCTGCCGCCTGTCGGTGCACGAGATCATCAACTCGTCGGCGAACGCCGCGGCGCAGAACATCACCGTCACATTGGGCGCGTCGGAACGCGGCGCCGCCCGTGTGTATGCGATCGGCGGATCCCACAGCAGCACAGCGTCGCCGGCGCTGACGGCGACAGCAACGTCGGCGAACCCCAACCCCCCTAGTTTGGACCCATCCGGGTGGGCTGCGGAGGACACCCTGTGGATCGCCGTGATGGCGCACGACGCGGGCAACCTCGCGGTCACCGCCGGACCGGTGAACTACACCGACTTCGCGGAACACCGGATCGGCACCGCCACCACCGGCGCCGGGTTCGCGTTCGCCTCCCGCCAGCTCAACGCCGCGTCCGAAGACCCGGGCGTGTTCACGATGACCGCGGAGGACTCGGTCGCCGCGACCGTCGCGATCCGAGGCGACCCCGCGTTCACCGGCGTCGCGACCGCGATCGAGGTCAACGAAGCCGCGATCACGCTGAACCATGCGTCCGGGATCTTCCACGCCGCCGAGACCGACCTCGCGGCCGGCGGGGTGCTCGCGCTGCTACCCGTCGCGACGGTCGTGGAGAATCAGGAGGCCCGTCCGGTCGTCGGGGTCGATGAATCGCCGGTGTTGCGGATCGGTCTCGGGTTCTTCTGATGGTCCCATGGCGCGTCTACTACGGCGACGGGACGGTGTATGACGGGTCGCCGGAGGACGCGCCGGCATTAAACGTCCAAGCCGTCGCCGTCCACGATCCGGTCGTGGGCAGATTCATCTGGTCGGCGCGGGACTTCTACTGGTGGGAGTCCGGGCAGTGGTTCGGCGGCGACATCTTCGGGCTGTGGGACTATCTCGCCAGACCCGGCTGGCGGAAAGTGCTGTTCGGCCGGTCGCTGACCCGCGGCGAGTATGAGAAGGCGATGAAGCACGCGATCGAGGACCCCGAGCTTCCCGCGAAGTCGGCGTGGGACGACCGTGAGGCGCGGCTGTGACGCTGCACTTCACGACGTCGCAGCTGTCGTTCCGCGGCAGGGACGACACCACCGCGTTGAACACCGACGGCGGGTGGCTCGCCGCGATCAACACCAACTGGGGTCAACTCGTCGACACCACGTTCCGGGTGCGGTTCGAGCTACAGGAGACCGGCGGCGCCACCGGCTCGTTCGTCCCGCAGCTGCAGTATCAGCGCAACGGCGGCGGCTACGTCAACGTCACCGGCTCCAGCACAGTCGTCCGCGCAACCGCGTCAGGCGTGGTGGCGGACGCCGCCGCGACGACGAACCTGCTCATCAACGGCACCGGCACGTTCGCCGCCGGCGCGTTCGACGAGACCGACGGGCTGACCGGCACGCACGCGGTCGCCGCGTCCGGGCACACCGAAGTCGAGTTCGCCGTTCAGATCCGTTCGGCCGATGTGGCGTTGGGCGACACGATCAATCTGCGATGCCTCGGGAAGTCCAACGCCACCACCGCGTTGGACGCCTACCCGCAGACGCCTGCGATCACGGTGTCCGGTCCGCAAACCGTCGCCGCGGACCCCGCGCTGGAGACGGACGCCGCCGGGTTGACGCTGTTCTACAGCATCCCCATCGACATCGCGGCGTCCACTGAGGCGGCGCAGACGGTCACGGTCGACACCGGCGGCGGAGGCGGCAGCCCCCAGTCGTTCGAAATCGGCATCGCCCCCGAAACCGACTCCGCTGCGGTCCCCGTTGAACACCTGCTGGATGTCCTCGCCGCCGACGAAACCGACATCGCGGTCTCCCCAGTCGTTGTCCTAGCCATCGCTGTCACGTTCCCTGTCGAGACGGACGCCGCGTCAGTGTTGGGGGTCGCGGTCGCCGTCGACCCCGCAGCCGAAACCGACACCGCAGAACCGGTCACCGCCGACACCGGCGGCGGAGGCCAATCGTTCACCATCGGCATCGCCCTCGAAGTTGATACGGCCGCGCAGCCGATCGAGCACGTCTTCACGCTGTTGATCGCCGCGGAAGCCGACAGCCCCCAAACGGTGGTGTTCGCCAGCGGCACCGCCGTCGGCATAGCACTCGAAACCGACACCGCAGCAGCCACCAACGAATGGGCGGTCCAACCCGAACCGGCCGACGAGACCGACGCGGCGGAGACGTTTGGGCTCGCAGCCGATATCGCGTTCGCCGCCGAAACCGGCGCGGCGCAGGCGGTCACGCTCGACCAGGGCGGCGGCGGCGCACAGTCGCAGCCCGCCGACCCAGCACTCGAAACCGACGCCGCGCAGACGGTCACGTCACAGCTCGCGAACACCCTCGCCGTCGACGTCGCCGGCGAGACGGACGCGGCGCAGGCGTTGTCGACGCCCGGCGCGCTCGGCGTCACCGCCGAAACCGACACCGCGCAAACCCTATCGGCCGTCTTGGGCGTCCCAGTCGCCGCAGAATCGTCTCTCGCGGTCGATGTGGGCCGCGCCCTCCCCAGCACCCTCGCCGGCGAGTCGGACGCCGCGCAAGCCGTCACAGCATCGCTGGCGTTTACACAGACACTCGGGGTCGCGGCCGAATCCGACGCGGCGCAGACCATTTCCACCGGCGGCGCCACGAATATCGCGGTCGACCCCGCCCTCGAAACCGACGCCGCACTAGCCGTTGCGTCTGCCGTCGCGCTCGCCGCCGCCCCGGCGACGGAGACCGACGCAGCGCAGACCGTCACTCCCGTGGGCGACACAATCGTCGCCGTCGTCGCCGCCGCGGAGGCCGACACGGCGGCGGCGTTGTCGGTCTTCGCCGAAGGCATCATGCCCATCGCGCTGGAAACCGACGTCGCGCGGACGCTGGTCGGGTTCTTCGTCATCCCCATCGACACCGCCACCGAGACCAACGGGGTGTTGGCGGTGGGGGCGTTCAATCAGGGGGAGATCCTGTTTGGCGTCGACGCGCGCGGCTCCAGCAGCAACGGCACAGACGCACGCGGCAACACCACGCCAGGCCGAGACGCGCGCGGCCGCATCCTCGTCAGCGTCGACTATCGCTGATGGACCGGCGGTCGTAGATGCGGTGCGCGTGCTCCGCGAACAACTCGCCCGCCGCCCGCAACCCGTCCTCCGTGAACCGGTAGAGCCGACGCGGACGCCGCCCCTCCACATGGGGATCGATGTTCTCCCGCCGCGACGTCAACCAGCCCTCGGCTTCAAACCGGGTGAGGAGCTGCTGCACCCTGCCGCCCGTCAGATGGGTGCGTTTCGCGACGGCGTAGCCGTGATGCTCGACGTCGGGCTGTTCAAGCAGCTCGCTCAGGACGATGAGCAGGGGATGGGTGACCCGTTCGATTGGCACAGCCAGCCGCTTAGCGCCTGTTGATGCTAGATGCCGGGCGGCGGCAGCTACGCGTCGAACCGGCCGCGACCGGCGATACTCCAAGCACACCCACTGAAAAGGATTCACCAATGCGCAAGCTGATCACCCTGCTCGCCGCTGTCGTCGCCACCCTCGCGCTCATGGCCGGCCCCGCCGCCGCAGACCCATCGTTCGGCTCGGGCGGCTCCGACGGCAACGGAAACAACGGCCCCAACGAGGTCCCCAACCAGTGTCACCCTCCGGGACAGGTGAGCGAGCTCCCGCAGTGCGACTGAGGTAGGCTGACTGCTGCGAAGGATGTAGCGCCCTGCCACAACTCGGCCGTCCGCGGCCCCGCCGGAGCCTATAACTCCGGCCCGACGCCCCCCACACAGCGCCGTCGCTGGTGGGGGGTGTTTCTCTTCCTGTCGCGCGTGTTCCCGCGTCCTACGCCCGCCAGCGGCGATACTTGACGCGCAACACCCGCACGCAACACGAGGACGGAGACCCGGCGATGAGGTCCAACGGCATCCACTCGACCGAGTTCTGGCTCAGCGTCCTCGCGCTCCTCGGGATCTTCGCGCTCATCGGGCTCGGCAAGATCAACGCGCAAGAGGGCATCGGCATCCTCGCCGCCGCGCTGGCCGCCGCCGGGTACAGCATCTCCCGTGGCATGGCCAAAACCGAGACGCGAGCGGATCCCGCCGAAACGCCCGCGTCGGAGACCCGCGCGGCGCCGCCCGAGAAGGTCCGCTACCCCAGCGACGCCGGGCTGGCCACCAGCGAGATCCTGCTGCTGATCATCGCGGTGTGTGTGACGTTGGCGTTGCTGTTCGGGTGGGACATCCTCCGCATCGCCATCGCCGACTGATGAACGCTGATCTGGACCGCGACGTCGAAGAAATCCCCGTCGACGTCCCCGAAGACGACGAGATCCCCGGCGAAGGCGAACTCGACCCCGACGACGACTACGTCGAAGGCGCCACCCGCGAATGGATCGAGACGCTGCCCGACGACGAACGGCCCCCCGCGTTCCGGAGTGACCACTGATGGCGCTGCGACTCCAACGCCGCGCCGCGTTCGGCTGGCCCGCCTCCGCCGCCGGAACCGCGAACCCCACGCTGGGGATGGCCGTCCACTACGAAGGCTCCGACACCGGCATCGCCAACTTCTCACACGACCGGTGCATCGACCACTGGCAGGACACCCGACGGTTTCACATGAACACCCGCGGGTGGCTCGACATCGGCTATTCGTTCGGCGTGTGCCCCCACTACGTCCTCGAAGGCCGCGGGAAGGACAAGGCGCAGGCGGCGCAGCCCGGCGGTAACACGACGTGGTACTCGTGCACGTTCATGACCGGCCCCGGCGAGCAGCCGCACCCCGGGCAGGTCGCGAACTTCCGGGCGTTGCGGGCGTGGTTGATGGCCGACGACGTCGCCGCGTCTATTCGGCCGCACAGCTCGTTCATAGCGACCGGCTGCCCCGGCGACGTGCTGCGGGCCATGATCAGCGACGGCTCCCTGACACGGGCGCCAGTGGAGGACGACATGCCCACGTTGGATGAGATCCGCGGCGTCATCGAAGACGTCCTGTCCGACCCTGACAGTCCTGCTGTCAAGGTGCTGGCGACGCAGACGAAGAACCGGGTGATGGAGTCGTTCGCGCATGAGACGTCGGAGCAGGCGAAGGCGGCGCGACAGCAGATCGCGAAGGAGGGGAACCGCCGCGACTTCGCGAACCTCAACTTGGAGGGCCACGACGTCGAGGTTGTGAACTTACTCACGGGAGTTTTCCGGGCTGTCCAGCACGCCCACGGCGCGCACATGGCCGTCGGCGAGGTGTTGGCGTTCCTGCAAGCCCACTTCCCCGACACGCCGGAGCCGACGCCCGAACCCATGTAGCCGCGGCGATACTGGCCGGTGTCACCTTGACAGCACCGACGGGGAGACGACGGCTTGCGTGAACAGACAGCTCAGAGACACGGTGCTGTTCGCCACCGGCATCCTCGGCTACCTCGCGATGCTGTACTCGTGGACCGTCAACGGCGTCCCACCCAACCCCTATCTCGTGGTGCTGTGCGGCGGCATGCTCGGACTACCCGCGTTCCTCCGCGCCGATGAGCTCCTTCGACCGCGCCGCCAAGACGATGATCCGCCATAGGTACGGGCTCACTGTGGCCTACATCGCGGTGATCGTGACGATACTGCTGGCCATGAAACTGCTGGGCCTGTAGATGGCCGACAGTGAGGGCGAGATCATCCCCGCGCGGACGCTGCGCCGCTGGATCCGTAACGTCGCGTTCGCGCAGATCGTGCTCGTCGCGGCTCTGGCGTTCGGGTTCTGGTTGATGCAACAGCTCGTCGAGGACGTAGAGGCGGAGCAGACGGCCCGCGCGATGCAGGTGTGCAACAGCACCGTCACCGGCCGCGCCAACCAACTCGTGTTCACCGACGTGCTGATCGCCGCGTCCACCGCCAACGGCGACACCACCGATGTGCAGCAACGCCGCATCGACGCGTTCCAAACAGGCGTCGAGGAACGCCTGTTGGGCGAGCTGCCGCAGACGTGCGAAGGGATACTGTCGCTGGGTGAGTTCCGCAAGCGGACGCGGTTGGAGGCGCGGCCGCCACCCGACCCCGGCGCGCTGCCCTGACCTCGGCGCGCCGGCTAACCGAGGGCGCGTCGCACCGCCGAGCGAATGAAGTTGCTCAGCGTGACGTCTGCGGCGTTGGCGGCGTCCTGCGCGGCGATGATGAGGTCCGGGTCAAACCGGATCGACATCATGTGATCCAGCCGGCGCGGCTTGATTGGGATGCCCGGCCCGAGCGTGTTGAGGTTCTCCGGGTTGGCGTAGAACTGGGCCATCTCGGCGTCGGCTCGCACGCCTTGGGGGCATTGGTCGCAGACGATGTACTGCACGTTGGCTGCGGTCATGCGCCCGCACGGGCAGGTGATGGTCTTTCCGAGGTTCGCGGTGCCGGTGGTCATGGCTGGGAGCCTAGCGGGCTTGGCGGTGGGCGTCGCCGCACTCCGGGCAGCGGCACCCCCAGTTCACATACGTCGAATTCGACCCATGCACAACCATGTCGGGCAATGGTTGGCGGATGTACCGGCGGAACCGCCCCCTGCTACTGTGCGCGGCGTTCGCCGCCCGACACGCGTCACACCGGCAGCGGCCGTGGATGTACCTCGCTGCGGTGCCGTGATCTGCCATGACACGCGGGTACGCTACCCGGCCATGACCGATGTGGAGGTGCCGTTCCCGCAGCCGATGGACGCGCTGCTGACACCGCCTGCCGACCGCTCGCCGGGCTCTCACGACATCGGCTGGCTGACGTTCATCGACCCGAAGGACGGGCACCGCACGTCGCTGCCCGTCATGCTCGACCTCGCTCACGGTTGCGACCATCTCGCCGGCAAGCCTGTATGGCACATTGACATCGACGACGACGCGGGGACCGCTATCACGTCCCCGTCGGTTCACGCCGTTGGCAAGTGGCATACCCCGGCTATGTGCCGATGGCGGGTCGTCGACCGCCTCACTGACGAGCGCGCGCGTGGGAGATCCGCCAGTCGTTGAACCCGTATCTGCAGGCGGTCGCGGAGCAAGGCTGGAACCTCGTCCAATCAGCCTTCTAGTCCGGGGTTCATGGCTGGATGCCGTGCATCGCCCGGCGCACCGCGCGGACGATCATGTCTTCCGTGTTGAGATCAGTGATCGGCGATGCGGTGGTGACAGTCATCGTGACCAGCGCCTCGCCGAGGTGCTTCATCGCGGCCCAGCGGACGTATTCGCTGATGTTCATGCCGCGCCGTTCGGCCTCGGCCTCGAACCGGTCCAGCATGTCACTGGGGACTCGGAAGGACACGACCTCCGACTTGGGCTTGGCTACATCGAACTCGATGGCGGGCTCGTCTTGTTCACTCATGTCGGACAGCGTACGACAGACTGATGGGCGGCGTTCGCTGCCCGACACGCGTCACACCGGCAGCGGCTGTCCGTCGCCGTCCCATTCCGCGTCAGCGGGCCAGTCGACGACGGCACGCACAACACTCACGACTCATCTACTTCTTCCGCGATGGCTGCGCTGAACGTCTCCAACGAAGCGTTCAAGCTGACGTGGAACTCGTCGCGGCGGGTGCAGTTCGGCCCGAGGTAGTCGCCGTTCAGCTCCATGACGTCCTCGACGACGTCGCGGTCGCCGCCGATGAGCACCGTCACGTCAAGCCGCCGCTTGAGCAGGCCGCGCAGCAGGTCGCGCCACCCGATCCACACTGTGTGTCGCACGAACGGGTCCGTGATCGGGTGGCGCCACGCCACCGACCGGCCGTCGATGGTCGACGTCACGTGATAGCGGTCACCGGTCTCTTGGTGGTCATAGGTTGGCTCGATCGACTGTCGCTTCACTTCTGCTCCTCGGTACTCCCGTGACTCCCGTTTGACTCCCAACGGCGTGCGAGCCCACCGGACTCCACGGCACTGCAGCGGCGCGCAACCCCCCACAACCCCGGAACAGCGCGGTTTTGTGCGTGTCCACGCAACCCCACGCAACCCCACCGTACGGGGGGCGGATGGTTGAGGGCCATGTGTCCCTCGGGACTTCCGGGTTCAAATCCCGGCGCCGACACCCGGTAAAACCGCAGGTCAGCGGCCTGCCAACATATGTTGGAGATATGTAGGTCGGGGCTGGTAGGGCGCCGTGACTCCCATCTGACTCCCAACCGCGAGCCAAACGGGTGGACGGCCCCTGCCTGCCTAGGCGGCACTGAGCCTCTTTCAGGCTCGCGGGCAGGTGACCGTCCACCATTGTGCTAGTCACCACCGGGGCAACCAGCGAGGATGGCGCCATGCCTTCACCTCACTAAAGGATGGATGCATGTGTCGAAGTCGCGGCTCCAGCTCACCCTTGAACTTCTGACACGCGTCCGTTGTCGACGCAGCGCGGATGTAGCCATACAGCGTCATATCGCTGCCGTTGAGTTCGACTTGCCACTTGACGTAGTACCAGTGACCTCTGTTCATCCGGTGATCCTTTTCGCGATCCGCTCGGCGCGAGGCCGCGTTCGGTCAATCGGTCCTGCGCCTCGGGGTCACTCATCGCCGTCGTCCTCGGGTAGGTGTGATGCCGAGTTCGGCTGCGGCGTCTAGCGCGTCCTCTAAGTCGTCTGGGATGTAGCCGTGTTCGTAGGTCATGCGTTGGGCAGCGTCGACTATGCGCTGGCAGACGGCGGCGAGGTCGCTGTCGAGGAATCGCGGTCGAGGTGTCTGGCTGGGGTCGTTCATGTGGTGGTCCTTTTGGCGGTCCGTTCCGCCGCCGCCCGACGCCTCATGTGTCCCGGGTGGCGGCTTCGTCGACGTCGTTCACCTGGTGGCGACGATATGCGCGCAGCGCTTGCATAGAGGCATCCGTACGGCGTGTTCGCGCTCGGCCTGAGTAGCGGTGCCGAACACAATCTCGCCGAGTTCGTTACACAGAATCCCAACGCCGATCTCGCCGATGGTCGCGACATGAGCGGTCCTACCGCGACGCGCGTACATCAGCGCCTCATCATCACGCAAGCCGGTCGTGTTCATGGTTCCGGGGTGAGGGTGGACCCGCACGGACAATCATCGACGCAGCAGCGCGGCGTCCTGTCCTCCATGTCGTAGACGTCATGCAGAACGGCGCCGTGTTCACACAGGGCGTTGGGGCACACCCACCATGGGACCGGCGGGGTCCTTCTGGCGGTCCGCTCCGCCTCCCGATAGGTCTGCAGCGCCGCGACGACGAGCCGCACGTCGTCGGCTGACACGTGCTCGCCCCATCCGGCGTCCGGGTAGTCGAGATCCATGTCGGCGGTGACGGTGCGGTGGTTGTTGAGGCCGTCGAGGATCCGCTGCGCGGCGTCGTTGGCGTCGTTCATGTGGTCGTTCATGTGGTGTTCCTTTTGGCGGTCCGCTCCGCCGGCCTGTAGACATACGCTGGAGTTAATCGCGCGGTTGCGTAGGTGAGCCCGTGCTAGCGCTGATCATCGAGTTCCCCGAGGAGGACGGAGAAAACGGTTTCGCCGTGGCCGTTGAGTACCGCGATGGCGTTGCCGGGGAGCACCGGATCCTTAATGAAGGGCACGCCAATGTCCTTGATCACCTGCGAGGCGAAGAGCCCGGCGCGGATCTCGCGGTGTTCCGGTGGGGCATCGGTGTAGCGCGACAGAAGTTCACGGAGGTCCGCTCCGCCGCCGCCCGACGCCTCACCCGTTTGATTCCCATCCCGCGAGTCAGCGCTCATCGAGCGCTCCGCTCAGCGTCTAGACGAACGTCCTCAGCTGGCCATGGAATCGGGTCCGCATCGGCGACGCTCTCGATCCAGACCTTCCGGATGTAAGACCAGCACGCGGGCACTACGCCGCTGGCCGCAATGCGACGATGCTGATCACCACTGGCGTCGCGGATGACCACCGGCACACCTGGCCTGAACGTGCTTCGGTCTTCGGGGATGTCGAAGTGCTTCTCGCAACGGACTGGCCCGTCGACACCTCGGTATATGACGGTCGTCATGCCGCACACATGACAGATGGCGGTGTCGTTCATCCGGTGGTCCTTTTGGCGGTCCGCTCCACCGCCGCCCGACGCCTCATGTGGACTTCGGTCCTTCGTTCCCCCCCATTGCGACGTCGTACCAGGGTGACTTGTCATCGGCCCGAGTCTGCAGGGTCGCGCCGGCGAACTGTTGGGGATAGTGCTCGCGCATGAGACGCAGCAGTAGCCGCCAGTCTTCGACGTCCAGGTCGCCCAGCACCCGCTCGTACTGGCCATCGCGGTTCATCCAGACGATCTGGCATTCATCCGTCATATGTTCGTTCATCCGGTTATCCTTTTGGCGGTCCGCTCCGCCGCCGCCCGACGCCGCTCAAATCCATGCTCACGCAATACGTCAGCTGGGTCGCGCTTGTAATGCCGGTAGAGCACGCAGTACAGATACGGGTGGTACTTCGTGTGCTCGGGGATCGGCATGCCACACGACGCGCAGTCCCAGATAACCCTCGGCTTGGCGGTCTTCATCCGGTGTGTCCCTCAGTCAACGTCGATCTCGATCGGTTGATACGGACACGGGCGCTTCCATTGCGCATAGAACGTCCGGTTCCACAACGCGCCTTCCGACAGCACATGCTCCTCGCATAAGCGACACCAGTCCTCGATGTCGCCGTCGACGTCGATGTCGCCGCCGCAGCAGCCGCAGAAGTAGTAGACGTCGCACAGCGAAAACGCCTCGTTCATCCGGTGATCCTTTTCGCTATGCGTTCGGCGGCGGCTCGATGCTGCGCGTCGGACACATGCCGGTAGACGTCCATCGTCGTCGCCGCCGACGCGTGCCCCAACCGCTCCGACACCACCTTGTGATCCTCCCCGCTGTCGAGCGCGATCGTCGCGTAGGAATGCCGTAGGCCATGCACGTTGATCCTCGGCAGATCGAGCGCCTTCGCGTGCCGATACAGGGCGCGTAACAGCCGGTCCGGATGCATCAGCGTCCCGTCTTCCCAACACACCACCAGGTTCTCATCGTGGTACGCGGGGCCGCACGCCAGCTTTTCTTGCGACAAACGGGCGTGATGGGTCCTTAGAACCTCCACAGTCCGCGCGTCGAGGTCGACGGTCCGCTCCCCCGCCGTGGTCTTGGCGCCGTCCACCCACGTCGGACGGTTGTCCACGACGGTCAGCTCCCACCGCACCCTGACAGTCCCAGACTCAAGGTCGACGTCGACCCAGTGCAGGCCGGCGAGCTCGCCGCGGCGCATCCCCGTCGTCATCGCGAGATACCACACCCCGTATAGCCGGTCGCCGGCGATGTGCGCCAGCCACGCCTGCAGCTGCTCGGGGGTCCACACCCGCTCGGCGTTCCGCGACTTGGCGGCCTTCTGCGTCGGCGGGTGCGCCAGACTCGCCACATTGCGGCGCAGACGCTTCCGTTCGACCGCTACAGCGAGGGCGCGGTGCAGGACGATGTGGACGTTGCGGACCGTCTTCGGCGCCAGCGGCCCCACGCCCCGCAGCTTGCCTTTCGCTGTCCTGCGCCGCCACCCGCCGCGCTCGAGCAGCCGGTAACACGCGTCGACATGCTCCGGCTCGAGCTGGTCGAGCGGGAAGCCCCCGAGATGCGGGAGCACGTACCACTCGCACATGTCGCGGCAATGCGCACGCCACGTCTCTTTCCCGCCGACGCCCGCATACCAGCCGCGCAGATAGCCGCCGACCGTCTGCCGTCGCTCACGCACCGGCGGGATGTCGCCCTGCGCGATGCGCCCACGCAACCCGTCCTCCCACACCTTCGCGGCACGCTTCGTCGGGAACCCGCGTTTCGTGGACTTCCGCCGCTTGCCAGTTTCCGAGTGGGGTGGCAGCTCGTAGTTGACCCGCCACCGCGCATGGCCCCCCGCGTCGACATACTTATGCACACTCACGTCAGTTGACCGGCCACAGAAACAGGGCCTCAACCGCATCATCCGGCGCAGGATCCCAGTCGTCCGGATCCTCCTGCGCAAGGCGCTCCCGCTCGCGCAGGAAGTACTCGCCCGACCACGTCGTCTCAGCGGCATACATCGCCACGACGACCTCATACAGTGGGCTATATCCGTTGCCCTCAGCGTCCTTCGCCAGCACGATGCGGGTGGAGTCGGGATAGTTCGCAAGCACCTGTCGCAGTTCGCCGGCCGTCATTGGGGCATGACCGCTCACCACGTCACACATCCAACGCATCAGCCAGCGCAGCCAACAGCGGCAGATCCTGGAAGCCCCGCACGCCGCTGTAGACCAGGGTATTCGTGTTCCCAACAATGTGATAGACGGCGATCAACTCGTCCTTGAACGCGACCATCTCGTCGGGGCCGATCACGACCACGGTGCGGTCAGCGGAGACGATCATCGGCTGTTCCTTCGCTGTCCGTGGCGGCGGATGTCGGCCTGGACGTCCAACTCGTCCGACACCACCCGCAGCGTCTCCTCCAGGTCGATCAGCGCCGCCTCGCCCAATGCCTCCAGGTGCTTGGAGGGGGTGTCGGCGATCCGGCCGGCGTGGCGGCGGACCTCCCCCGCCCGACGACCCGCGTCCACGTAGCGGTGGTACGCCCGATCCGCAGCAGCCCGACGCCCCCCACCCATCACAACCCCTCCCTGTCGGCCATCCGCGCAGCCCAAGACCCTAAGCCCTGAGCGCGCGCCCACGCCTCTTGAAACTCAGGCTGTTCCTCCAACCAGCGCAGAGCGGCGACCTCATCAGCCGTCGTGTTTGCGCGAGTGCGGTCACCCTCGTGCATGTCGGCGGTCTCGCTTGGCGCGCCGTAGCCGTACTCGTTCCAGTAGAGCTTGGCCAACCCGACACAAGCGTTTAGCCACTGCTCGCTCATGACCCCTCCTTACTGTCCGTCAAATCTTTACAGCACTGTGTCAACCGCTTGCTTTCACCAGGCGAAAGACGGCAGCCTGACGCACCTGTTCGTACGCACCAGGGGTCACCATGCATACCACCCCCACACACCTCGCCCTCGCGGCCGCCATAGTGGTTCTCCGGTGGCTGGCGGAGAACGGCCGCCTCCGCGACGAGTTGGCATGGCACCGCGAACGACTCAATGCTGCGACGGCCGCGTTGGACGGCGCCTCGGCGGTCATCGCCTGTGGACGTACGACCGATAGTGAGCGACCAGAGCGGCCTTCTGAACCGCAGTGAGCTCCCGGTCCCGCTCGATGACCTCTTCCACGCTCGGCCAGCGACGTGGGGCCGGTTGGTCGTTGTTGTGACCGAGCCGACGTTCGACCTCCTCGACGGTCGTTCCGAGGGCCTGCGCGACTCGTGAGGTGTTCTCCCGTGTCATCGTCGCGTGGGTGTGTGACTCCAACCGCGACAACGTCGAGATGTCGACGTTGGAACGGCGTGCCAGCTCGCGCATGCTGAGACCCCGATCTTCGCGCATGGCGCGGATCAGATCTCCGAGGTGTGGTCGCATCTTGCCTGCCAGTATGGGTCATCTGCGCAACAGTACGCAACGTTTCCGATGCGCGCAACCCCCCGTTTTCCGCAGCGGCAAGCCGATACCGCAGGGTAACCCGCTCTGAGCGTTAGATGATGTGTTGCGTTGCGCTGCGATCGGCGCTACGTTGACCGCATGAACGACCGCCGACACAGAACCCGCTACCGGCCGCTCGAAGGGCCGATCCGCCAGTTCCTCCGCGAGCGCGGCATGACGATCACGCAGCTCGCGGACGAGACGAACATCTCCCGCAGCACCCTGTCGCTGGTCATCAACCAGTCGCGTCCGATGACGTGGGACGTCGGCCACGAGATCGCCGTCGCGTTGGGCGTCCGCGACGACGCGGTCATGGAAGCGCTCACCGACCCTGACGCCGAAGCGGTGGCTCAGTGATGCGCGTCCGCCACAAGCCGCTGCTAGCCCACGCAGTCACCTGGGACGACACCCGTGAAGCGCTCCGCGAACTGGTCGCCCTCGGCATGGCCGCCTATGACTTCACGCCCACCATCGGCGACACCCGCCGCACCCTCGTCATTCATACCGCCGAAGGCGAAGAGCATGTGTTCCCCGGCTGGGCCGCCGTGCTCGCCGACGACATCCCAGGCTTTCGGTCCGTGCCGCCCGACACGCTCGAAGCGGCCTACGAGGTGCTGTCGTAATGCTTAATGAGCTGATCGATGACGCGATCGCCGATGGGGCGGTCGGACCCGATGAGATCTCCGAGAAGGTCCTGCCGAATATCAACGACGACCAACGCGACGAGTTGATCGTGTGGGCGGTCCGTGAGGCGGCACGCCATCGGCTCGCACGCCATCGGCTCGCTGATATACGCCAGCGGACCTCAGTGGCACCGGCGCCAGCGCAGGGCGAGTCGAAGTACGCGCGGGCACGTCCACATGTGGCGAACCCGAAGGTCTGGCAGGTGTGGGTGCCGCAGTGGAAGCGCCTCGGCGACTGCACCGCTGCGGAGGTTGAATTCATCGCTGACCAGTACCGCGAGCGGGCGGCTCGGAACTCTACGTTCGCTGACCGCTACGACCGGCTTCGCGGTGAGATGGCGAAGGCGGGCGCGGTGACGGTCGGCGATCTCGACGACGGCCTTGTTGAGGATGTGATGCGCTCATGACCGCCACGATCCATCATGACCGCGATATCCAGTCGGTGGACGGTCGTGGCGGTCACCAAGCAACAGACGAGACCCATGTTCCTTTCGTGGCCGCCATCGACCATCCTGGCACCGACGCCCAAAGCCCCTGCGTCGATGGCGGCCACCATTGCACATGCGGCACCCAAATCCCGCCCGTGGCCGCCACCGACCACACTGCGCGCGATGCCCAATGGCGCATCGTTGGTGGCGGTCACCAGCGAGCTGTCGATGCCCAAACAACGAGCGTGGCCGCCACCGACCAGACCTTGCTGGATGCCCAACGTGCGGACGTCGGTGGCGGTCACCATTCCATCCGCGACGACCAAGCATGTGTCGTGGCCGCCACCGACCATCGACCGAGCGACGACCATTCAAGTTCCGTCGGTGGCGGTCCTCCATCCCCCGAAGGCCAAGACGCGCACGACGCCCAGATCGGGAGCGCCAGGGGGGTGGAGGACGCGCTGCTGCTCGTCCACGCCGACCTGCTCGGCGACATCGAACAGGTCCGCATCGCCCACGAAAACCGCATCCGCTCACTGACCACCACGTGGGAGGTCGACGGCGTCACCCACGGCAAGGGCCTCCCCGAAGGGCTCCCGGAAGTCGGCGCGATGCGGGACATGCTCGGGCAGATCCAGGCGATGGAGCACGGCGCCACGCTCATGCTCAAACGGGCGATGCGCCGCCATTATCTCGCGCAGTGGGTGAAGGACAACGTCGGCGTCGGCGAGAAACAGGCCGCACGGCTTATCGCCGCGATCGGCGACCCCGCCACCCGCCTGAACCCCGCGAAGCTATGGGCCTACTGCGGGTTACACGTCATCCCCCACGTTCGGATCGATGCCCAGGGGAACCATGGGGATGACGGACGCCACCCCGACCACCAGGAGACCGACGACCACATAGCTTGCGTCGGGGTGGCGCCGACCCGCGCACGCGGCCAGCGGGCGAATTGGTCGACCGAAGCCAAGTCCCGCGTCTACGTCGTCGCCGAGTCCTGCATCAAGCAGATCGGCCCGCCGTCGACCAAGCGGCGGTCGCCCTACCGCGACGTCTACGACGACGGGCGCGCGAAGTACGCCGACGCCGTCCACCCAGTCGAGTGCAAGCGCTGCGGCCCGAAGGGTGACCCTGCCGCGGTCGGGTCGCCGCTGAGCGACGGACACAAGCACGCCCGCGCCATGCGCCTCGTGTCCAAACGCATCCTGCTCGACCTGTGGCGCGAAGCACGAAGAACCCTCCCGGCCAGCGAAGTAGCGGCACCCATACAAGGGGCGCCGGGAGACGCCCCCACCGGCCATGTGGCGCTCGGCACCCAGCGGGCTTCCGCTGGTGGGGGCGAAGAACTCCCGACCAGTGACGCCGCGACGCCCACTGCCCATTCGTCGGGAGGCGGCACCCCCAGCCATAGACCATCCGAGTCCCATCCTCGCCGCGCTGGGGGTGCCGCATGACTCACAGAACAGGACGCATCGTGAAGCGTTTCGTCGTCGCCGCCGCAACCACCCTCACCCTCCTCACCGGATGCGCCCAACCCGCCGACCAACCTGTCGAACAGCATCCGGCTGACACGGTGCCCGTCGACGCGGTCGGCGAAGACCCCACCAGCCAGCCCACGTGTGACGCGACCACGCACGGCATGCACGACCACACCACCGGGCGGCACGTGTGCCCAAGCGAACACGGCGGCCACTGATGACTGCAGTTCGTTCGTGGGCCGAGATCGAGCCGAAGGACGCGGTTGACCTCGTGCTGCCCCGTGACGACATCACCGGTCCGCTCACGTCTGAGGGTGAGCCGTGCCCATGGCCGTGGGAACCGCAGCAGCTCGTCGGCGCGCCGCTCGGGCAGTACCACTGCGGCTACTGCGGCGAGATGGTCATCGCCGGAATCCCGCATCTTGATTACCGCGAATACGACGAGGCGGGTGTGTCGTGACCGCCGCCGCCAACGAGCTGGCGGTCGAGCGGCTCGAAGCCGCCATCGACCGCCTCACCCGACTGCTCACCGCCGAAGCTGAGAACCGCACCCCGATGCTCGACGGCGGGATGCTGACCGTCGCCGAGGCCGCCGCCGAGTTGACGTTGTCCGAGGACTCCGTCCGCGCCAAATGCCGGTCCGGGGAAATCGGGAACTTCCGCCACGGCCGCGCCATCCGCATCCCCCGCCACGCCCTCGAACAATGGCTCCTCAAAGCGGGTGCCGCGTGAGCACATGGGTCGACAAGACTGAACCCGCCGCGCCGATGAAACCGATGAAACGGCCGCCGCGCGGCCAGCCACGCGGATCCGGGAGGAAACGCGACCCGAACGCTGCAAGGGTCGACAGCCGCGCCTACAGCGCCGCGCTCGCCGCATTACGTGACCGGTACCCAGCCGAATTCGACAACCTGTTGGCCGAGGCGCGCCGCCGCGAGGGACTCGAGTGATGTCAGGTGTGGCTGTCAGCTCAAGCCCCCGCGGCTGGCGGCCACGGCCCGCCGGGAACGTCCCTTGTTCAGAAGGGACAGCGCCGCACCCCCTCTTGGTGGCGCACCCGGCGGGCCCTCAACTCACCCCCGCGCTCACCGGCTCACCCCCGGCGCCAGCGCGGGGCCAGACAGCCCAAGGGGGCGCCAGCCACGCAGCCGGCGCCCCCAAAGCGGATCCATCAACCCAGGAACCACCACGGAGGCTAGCACGATGCTCAACACACGCCACCTGATGCACAAACGGCCCCTCCCCGTGCGCGGGTACGGCCGGCAAGTGGCGCGCCGATTGCGTGGCAACCCGTTCGCGGACTGGGCTGAACCCCGCCGCGTCGCCCCTCACACGTACCGACGGTGGCGCCACCGATGGGTCACGCTGTCGTTCGCCGCGGGGTCGGTGACCGGCGTCGCGCTCGCCCACACCCTCATCACCCACCCATGAGAACCGTGTGGAAGTACGAAGCCCCGCTTGTGCGCGTCGACCTGGTGATCGGTATGCCACGCGGCGCCCAAGTCGTCGAGGTCGCCTGGCAGGACGCTGCGATGTGCATCTGGGCCATCGTGGACGACGCCGCGCCGATCGAGAGCCGCCACTTCGAGGTTGTCGGGACCGGCCACCAGGCACCTGATGGCGGCACCTATGTCGGCACGGCGCACGCGCCGCCGTTCGTGTGGCACCTGTTCGAGGTGGATGCCTGATGGCCACCGAGTGGCGGGTGACGCGGCCCGACGGCATGAAAGGCACCGCCGTCGCCTGGACCAAAGACGGCCACCTCGTCGTGCGGTTCGACGAGGCACCCCAGCGGCTCCTGTGGTACTGGCCGGAAGAGCTCGCCACCGACACCGGCAAACCACTCGGCTACGGGTTCGCCGCAGGCCTCCCCATCCAAGAAGGAGACGACACATGAGCTGGTGGGGATGGGCGCTCGTCTGCCTCGCCGGGTCAACCGCCGCCACGTTCGGGTTCGCGTGGGCGCTCGGCCGCCTGTCCGCGATGGACGAACACCGCTGGCGCCACACCCGCGAGAAGACTGGCGACCGCGATGGCTGACCTCGACGGCGAACTCACCGAACTCCTCCGCGACATGCGCCACCAAGCCGGCCTGTCACAGTCCCAGCTCGGCAAGTTGCTCGGTTGGTATGTGGACCGCGACAACTACGACACGTGCGGACAAATCAGCCGCTACGAACACGGCCGTCGGGTACCCAAGCCGGGACTCATTGGCCGGTGGGCTGCGGCGTGCGGGTTCCACGCCGAACTCGTCGTCACCCGCTCCGGCGCCGGCCGCTGGGTCATCGAACTCAACGACGGACCACACCCATGACCGGCATCGGCCGCTACAAGGGCAACGAACTGCTCGCGCTCCACTGCGCGGCCTGCCCGAATCCGATCCTGCCCGGGCAGCTGTACCGCGGCGGCGAGAACGGCAAGCCACCCACCCACCTCGACTGCTGGGTCGAATCGCAACCCGCACCCACCCTCGAACGCAGAGGACTCGACCGATGAACACCGTCCAATTCGTCGGTGACAACGGCGCCCCCAAACACCACTACACCTGCCCCAAGGACAACCAATGACGGCCGAGCATGGCACCCCCCTCAGCTACCGCCGTGGCTGCCGCTGCGACGCCTGCCGACAAGTTCACGCCGAATACAAACGCGAGCTGCGTTACAGGCGTGCCCGCCTTACTCCCTACGCCGAAATCCCACACGGCCTCAACGGCTACCAGAACTACCTGTGCCGCTGCGCGACCTGCCGTGAGGCGAACACGGCCTGCATGCGCGAACAGCAGGCCAACCGGCTCCAACGGCCCATAGCCGCCGAACACGGGCTTGCCACGACCTACAACAACTGGGGCTGCCGCTGCCGTCCATGTACAGAAGCCGCCACGGCCCGACAACGGTCATACCGCCAACAGCGGGAGAACCAAGATGCCTGAGCCCGTCCTCATCGCCCTCGGCCTCACCCTGTTCGCGGTGCTGTGGTTCGCCGCAGGCGCCGCCTACAGCAACCGCCGCCGACGCACCCCCGACGACGCGAAGCTCACGCCGGCGCAGGCGATGGCCAACGCGCGCACCGACGTCCCCGACGAGACGCGACGGCTCGAACGCGGCGACGCGACGGTTGAGATACACGGCGGATTCGCGACGCTGCCGCTACCTGAGGAGCACCCTGAACTGCCGTGGCTAACCGAGCCTGAGACGGTGACGGGCGACCTCGGCGCAACCACACCACCAGCACGCGTAACCGTCGCGGAGATGGCCGGCGCGTTCGAAGGCGGCCCCGACTCCGTCGAATGGCTACGCGAACAACGCGACCGACCAACGCTGGCCATCGGCGCACCCGAACCTCCACCTAACCCTGAGCCTTCGGTGGTGCTGACCATCTCCCACCTCCCACCCAAGGAGGATGGCACCACTGTCCACGGCCGCCGCTTCGACAACATCACCCCCGGCGCCAAACTCCCCCAAGAAGTCTTTGATACCTGGGCGACCGTCCTCGGCTTGCGCGACCGCCACGGCGGCACCGTCCTCGTCGCCGTCAAACACCCCGACGGCCCCCTTAAGCACTTCGAACCCTCCAAGGAACACCCCAACGAGTGGCCGCGCGGCGCCAGCCAAGCCCTCAAACAAGCACACGAACCTACACCGGTGCCGGTGGCCGCGATGACGCGGTCGGAAGCATGGGCAGGCCGCTGGTGACCGGCATCCTTCACAAGCTCACGACACGCCACACGTTCCTCGAACGTGACGACGTCGGCCGCATCATGATCTGCCAGCACTTCTGGCCGCCGTGGCGCTACCGCACCAACTGGCACGCCTACTTCAACGCCGACGGCTCCGGCGACTGGCGCGAAATCGGCAGCGATGAGCTGGATGACGTAATCAAGGGCGAGCTTCCACGGTCATGGGGGGCTGGCCGATGACTGAGCTGCTGCTCGTGTTCGAACCCAAACCGCGGCTCGCCATCGCCGCCAGCATCCTCCAAGCCGTCTGCGTCTATTACCCCGAACTGCTCGCCGAAGACGCCCTCCACACCCGCGACGACGGCCGCATCGAACTCCACATCCCCAAGGACACCCCGTGAGCACCGCCGTCGAGAAACACCCACCGGTCGACGTCGCCGCCGCAGCCGACAACGACCAGCAACTCTGGTCCGTCACGACCATCCTGTCCGCCTTGGACCGGCCCGCGCTCACCTACTGGGCGTGCGAGAAAACCGCCGTCGCCGCCGTCAACCAATCGAACACGTGGCGGGGGATGCTCGCCGACGACCACCCCGACTGCGACCACACCGACGCCCAAGCATGCGCGGCTGTGAAGTGGCTGCGGGACGCACGCTGGCGGAAGGCGCCCGGAGAGAAATCCGACACCGAGATGGGCACCGACGTCCACGCGGCATGCGAGGAGTACGTGTTGACCGGTGTGCGACCGGATGTGTCCGCCGACGTTGAGCCCTACCTGCGGCAGTTCGAGGAGTGGTGCCAGAGAGCACAGCCTTCCTATACCGCTGCCGAAATGACCGTTTTTGCTCCAGAGTATGGGTTCGCAGGGACAATGGACGCCGTGCTAACCGTCGATGGCACGTCGTTCGCAGCAGATTACAAGACTTCGAAGAAACCGTTCGATGCGAAGGGCAACAAGAAGCGCTGCTATCCCGAGATTGCACTGCAGCTCGCAGCGTATGCACACGGCAGTTTTGCTGCTGCGTGGCGGCCGCGTAGGTTCGAACGGCTCCGTCGTCGCTACTATCTTCTCGCGGAACACGAGCGTCAGAACGCTATCCCTCTTCCGCAGATGGATGCGGGGCTCGGGATCATGATCACGACCGAGTTCTGCGACGCCTACGTCGTAGACATCAGCGAGCGCCCCTATACCGCGTTTCTGTACTGCCTGGAAGCGTTCCGCTGGCAGGTTGAGACCTCGCGAACAGTTGTCAGCTCCGAGCCATTGGAGTTGTCGTGAGCGTCTGCAGGATCGAGGGATGCAGTGGAACTGGCCGGATCAGGCGCGGCTGGTGCAACCGGCATTACCTCCGCTGGCGTCGACACGGCGATCCACTCGCTGGAGGCACCTTCTATGTCGAATATGGGGCCACCTGCAAGGCCGGTGACTGCGAACAGCCACCGACGAAACTCGCATTGTGCGAGGTCCACTACAAGCGGGGATGGCGCGCTAACCGCCCGGCTGGCTGTTCCGTGGATGGATGTGATCGACCGCATGATGCCAACGGTATGTGCCAGATTCACGATACCCGCATGCGGCGTCATGGCGACCCGGCGATGCGGTTGAGACGACGCGATGGCCACAAAACCTGCACTATCGAAGGGTGCGAGAGGAAACATGACTGCTGGGGCTTTTGTCCCATGCATTACCGGCGATGGCAGCTATACGGCGATCCCCACTACACCATCCCGTTCGTCCCAACACAGTGCTCAGTCTCCCAATGCGAGCGTCAATCTCGTTCTGCGGGGATGTGCAACAACCACTATGTGCAGTTGATAACTGGTCCCGCTTACCGAGCGCGCAAGCGGGGCGCCACGGGCCGCGCCACTACAGAAGAGATCCGCGCGCGCATCGAGTACTACGGCCACAAGTGTTGGATGTGCGGCGCACCCTGGACATGCATAGACCACGTCAAGCCGCTATCGCTCGGCGGGTCAAATTGGCCTGCCAATCTGCGGCCCGCATGTCGCTCGTGCAACGCGCGTAAGCACAACCGTTGGTACGGCGTCGCACGCCTCCGGGAGGTGGCTTAACTTGGCGATCTTGACATTGCAGAAACGGATGTTTGAGGCAGGCCGGATTCGCCTAGGCGAGAAGGTGCCCACTGGCGGAACGGATAAGCACGGCAATCCAGCGTTCCGGCCGAAGAAGCTCGCCACATTCAGGTTCACGAGCAGCGATAGGTCGAAGATCGAGCACGTCGCGCGCCTCTTCGGCGGCAAACCGGAGGCGTGGACCAACGGGCCGCTGCAACAGTGGCAGGTCACGACCGAAGCCGACCAGATCGACGTGATCGTCCCTCCAACTGACATGGCGTTCTCCCAATGGTTCGAGACTTGGGTTGGTGGCGGGATCCAGAAACGCTGTGACGGTCAACGCGAAACGATCTCGGACCAGCCGTGCCTGTGCGACCCCGACCCCGCCGAGCGGGAGTGCAAGCCCACGACGCGGCTGTCAGTGATGCTCGCGCAGGTCCAGGGGATGGGGTTGTGGCGCGTCGAGGTGCACGGCTACTACGGCGCCGTCGAACTCGCCGGCTCCGTCGAGCTGATCATGGCCGCCGCCGGCCGCGGCCACCTACTCCCAGCGACCTTGCGACTCGATAAGCGCACCGTCACGCGTCCGGGGCAGCCGCGCCGCGACTTCGCCGTCCCCGTGTTAGACGTGAAACTGCCGCTGGCCGCGATCGCGCACGCCACAGCGGGTGCGCTTGGAACCCCGGTCAACGGGCATGTCGCGCCGGGCGAGCTTGGCGGCGCCACCGTCACCCAACTCGAAGCGAAGACATCCGACCAGCCGGTGCCGTTCACGCCCGTCCCGGAGTCGGCGCCGACGTGGCCGAAAACAACCGTCGCGGAGCAGGTCGCCGCGCAGCAGCAACGCGCGGACGCCGGCACCAAACGCACCAAGCGGTCAGCAGCGCCGATCCCCAACACCGGCGTGAAACCGCGCACCGTGACCGAGGCGCGCGCGCAGACACGCCCGGCGACGAAGCCGCAGCGCGGGCAGATCCACAAGGCATGCAAGGCCGCGAACCTCGACGACGACGGCCGCCACGACCTGCTGTTCCTGGTCACTGGTGGACGCGCGAAATCCACCCAAGATGACACGCTGCTCTTCGACGACGTCGACCAGATGCTCGTCGCATGCGAACTGCTTAAAGCCGGGCACGTCAAGCTCGGTTACACGGGCGAAGGCGACCTGCGACTACTCCGCGCCGATGGCAGCGAGGTGACGTTCCCGGTGGACGCCGCCAAGGCCCGCGCATGGATCAAAGCGCAAGACGACAAGCCCGTAGAGCAGGACGGTGAATGACCACTGCCGCGTCTGCGGACCCCACTGGCCCGCCATCACCGGAGGCCTGTGTCTGCTGCACTTGGAGCGGGCGTTGGACGCGACCCGACACCTCTTGGACCTGCTCGACACGTCCTCGGACCTGCGGGACGTGCGCGTCAGACAGGACTGGGTGTGGGCCGTCCAGATCGCCGGCTCAGATCTCGCCGACCGGCTCGGCTATCCCACGTGATGTGTTGCGCACACCCGTTGCGCGCATGCGGCGCATCAACCGGAAAACGCGGCGCAGACGGTGTCAGATGTTGCGTAGATGCGTTGCGCGCAAGGCCGCCAGCACGGTAGGGTCATCCAGCCATGGAGAACCATTCGCCAAGCGGCGCTGAGCCGTTGTGGACCAGCCAACAGACCGCCGACTACCTCGGACTCGCCACCCGCACTCTGTGGGACTGGCGGCAACGCGGCTACGGCCCCGCCTGGATCGAGCTGATCCCCGGCAAGCAAGGCAAGGTCAGATACGACCCGCATGCAGTCCGTGAATGGCTTGCTGAGCGCACCACGCCCGCAGCGCCGCCTGAGAAGGTCAGCGCGTGACCAAGCCGTACTACGCCGACGAGCACGTGACGATCTACCACGGCGACGCATTTGACTTACTGCACGACCTCAGTGGCATCGATGCCGTCATCACAGACCCGCCCTACTCATCTGGTGGTGCGTTCAGAGGTGATAGGGCACAGCAGACCACCATCAAGTACGTCAACTCCGACACCATCGCCTACCGCCCGGATTTCGCTGGTGACAACCGCGACCAGCGCAGTTTCCTTGCATGGTCAACGCTTTGGCTCAACGCGGCACGCAAAGCAACACAACCCGGCGCAGTGCTCTGCTCGTTCATTGACTGGCGTCAGTTGCCGACCATGACCGACGCCGTACAGGCAGGTGGATGGACATGGCGCGGCGTCGCGGTGTGGGACAAGACGCTCAAATCTCGACCTGCTGCGGGTCAATTCACCTCGCAGGCTGAGTACGTGGTTTGGGGAACCAATGGTCCAGCAATCCGGCGTGAACTCGGGCGACAGATACCGGGCGTGTTCCCCTGCGCAGCACCAGAGTCGAAGCATCGGGATCACATCGCGCAGAAGCCGATCGATGTCATGCGGTGGGTGCTGCAGGTCGTGCCTCCCAGATCGACTGTGCTCGACCCGTTCATGGGTTCTGGCGCAACATTGCGGGCTGCCAAGGACCTTGGCCACCGTGTGGTCGGCATCGATGTAGATGAACGCTATTGCGCTGTTGCCGTCCAGCGGCTGCGACAAGAGGCTTTCAACTTCGGAGCGGTTGTCTGATGGCGCGGATCAGAACCGTGAAACCTGAGTTCTGGACCGACTCCAAAATTGTCGCACTCACACCCCTGGCGAGACTCGTCTACATCGGCATGTGGAACTTCGCGGACGACTCCGGCGTCATCGAGGACGACCCGCTGGAAATCAAACTGCGAGTCGCGCCGACAGACGACATCGACATGGCCGCCGTCATCACCGAGTTAGTTATCTCCGGCCGCGTGAAACGCGCCACGGCGCCGGACGGCACCCGCGTGTTGGTGATCCCCCGGTTCAACGAGCATCAGCGGATCAACCGGCCGTCGAACCCGCGTCACGGCGACCCCGACAAGTTCAAGTACTCACCGAAACCCCCCAAGGACTCATCGACTACTCACGCACCACTCAGTGAGCCTTCCGGTGTGAAAGGCGGTGAAAACCCATCCGAATCCCGCGTTCATGGAGCACTCACTGAGCCCCATATGCACGCGCGCGCGCGCTATCCGGAAGGGAAGGGAAGGGAAGGGATAACCCCCCCTACCCCCCCAGGCGACGATGAGCCCTCACAGAGCACTACCGCCCCGGGGGGATCGGCTGCGCCGAAGACCGAAACCATCGCGACTCGCGTGCTTGACCGTGTCGTCGGCGACGCGCCCCCCGACGTCCACAAGCGACTCAAGGCCGGGTTGAACGGCCACCACCACACCGCCACCCAACAAGCACTCGCCAACGGCTGGCAACCCGGCACCTTGGTCGCCGCCATCTCCGGCCGCTGGCACGGCGTCCACGACCCCCCCAAAGCGCTCCTCGCCCGGCTGCGCGGCATCGGCCCCGCACCCCCCGACACCACCCCACCGGTGTTCGACGGCGCCGCCCACCGCGCCAAACTCGAAGCCGAAGCGTCCGACCCGGAAACCACCGCCGCACAGGTCGCAGCCATCCGCCGGCAACTCACCCCCACCGAACAGGACACCCCATGACCACCATGACCATCCCCACCGAAACCGGCCCCCAAGGACACCTACGCGGCGACAACGCCGTGCCAGACATGACGCTTGACCAGGTGCTGTGGGAATGCTTCCGCCACTTCGCGCACGACGACGAGGCCAACGCCGCTATCCACTGTGCACGCACCCGCTATTCGCCGTTGACGTTCCGGCTCGCCGACGCGCTCGACCGCTACGTCACACCAGACGTGCGTGGCTTCCTCACCGCCGACGGCGCAGCGCTGCTCAATCGGGTGCTGTCGCATCGGGGTGCGTACACCGAGGACAAAGGCCGATGACTGATTTGCAGGTGGTGTTCGCCGTCGGCGGCGCATTCGGCACCCTCATCGGCACCCTTTCCACCGCCGCCATCGCCATCTGGCTCTTTCGCCCGCGGCTCGGACATCACCGAGCCCAATCAGCTGCCGCTCAAGCCCCTGCGGGACTGGGAACTCCACCCCCACCCCGTGATACCCGTCTACGTCAGCGACGCCGACGTCGACTTCGACCAGACAGAGCCGCTGCTGCCGATCTTCAAGCCACCATGCGAATGGGGCGTCTGGGCACCACCGGAGCTACCCGTGAATCCGCGTCAGGCTGAAGAGACGGAACAGCCCCGAGAACGTCGCGCATCTGACTTCTCCGGCGTTTTCGGGCCTCAGCGGACCATCGGCCTACCCCCCGCCCTGGAGAACCCCCTATGACCCCTCAGCCAAACATGGCGAAAACGACGCCCGTCGAACCCCGCTGTGCTTCTTACGCTCGGGGCATTGCACTAGCTGGCGTCGACGCTCCGTCCTGGCACTGTGAGCTACCCGCTGGACATCGCGGTGCTCATCGATGCGGCATCACGTCGTGGACGCCCGTCGACCCTGCTCCTGCGGCGCCGGTCCCGGACGGCCACCCACCCGCCGATGGTGATGCGGATTCGGAGCGCATCCGCCCCGCCGCCACACTCGCCGATCTGGACCGGTTGATGGCCAACGTGTTCGAACGGTGGCGGCTCATCCAAGACCTCGCCAACAGCGATCCATGGGTGCGCGGACCCGGTGGCCTCCTCAAGTGCAAAGAATGCATGGTTCTGTACCCGGCTCGGCATCTTGACGGCTGTCTGTGGGTCAGAGCGAACCGGCTCGTCGACCAAACAGAAACAAGGTGAACCCCGCAATGGCCGACACACCACAATCACTATGGGTAACACTCGTCTACAAAGACGGCACAACACAACCCGCCATCGCCGCGCCACGCAGACACAAAACCCCAGACGGCTACACCGAATACGCAGTCGCCATCGACCAAGACGCCGACGCCATACTCTCAGTCAAAGTCGACGTACTCCCCGCCCGATCCACCCTCATCCTCGAACCCAACCGACCATGACCCCCCTTCCCGACGACGACGCAGCCCAACGCACAGACATCGCCGTCCACCTCCTCACCCTCCGCGTGAAGACACCCGCCGACAAACCACTGCCCAGCGTCACGGCCATCCTCACCGCAGCCGGCCTCAACCCGCTCCGCTGGGACCACTTCGCCATGACCACCAACCAATTCCCACCGGTAAGCAACGTCGCTGACAGGGTCAACGAGATCGAGCTGAAGGTCACCCCCAAGGACCCTCCAAAGCCACCCAACATGACCACTGGCACCAATCCTGCGTGGTGGCGAAGGACGCTCGGACTATGACCGCACACACAGTCATCATCGCCACCCTCGTCGCCGTCCTGCTGCTGGTGGTAGCGCTCACCGCCTACGCCTGGTGGGACTGGCACACCAGACCGCAGAACTACGGCCGACTACACCGCAACGGTGGACAGGACCGCGGCGTCACACGCCAACCCATCCGACACTGGACCGCACCATGGATACGACGATGAAGGAGGAGACTGCGATGACTGGACCAATCCGTGAACGAGCTGGGAACCCGATGGACCCACAAGACGAAGGCGAGCAAGACCGCCAATCCGTCGGCATCGACGGAACCATGGGTGACGCACAAGACATCCCCCACCAGTTCAAGCCATCAAGGTGGCACGGTGGCTGCCGACTCTGTGGTCTAGCCCTTGGCGCGCGAGTTCACCGATGACCACCATCGCTGAACTGCAAGCCGCCATCGACAACCTCAACACACGCCTCGACCGGCAAGAGCAGCGCACCTACCCGCACAAGCTGAGCCCCGAACAACGCGCCGAATACGAACGCATCCTCACCGAGACACGACGATGACAGGGGGGACGGTCAACCGAGCTACCGAACCGGACGGCCCGGAAT